GCTACGATTTTTCAATTAACACACCTGATGTTTTGGCGATTAAATCTGCTGTTGCCGCAATATTGAAGTATCTGCTTTTTTCGGATGGATTGATTAATTCTGTACAAGGCGGTAACACATCGACACCCGATAATCTGTCAGGAGGGTTACCCGTTGAGATTGATGTTGTTGATGACATCAAAGTCAAATATGCAAACGTGATCGATAGCGCAGCAGGCACTGGATTAATTAATAAAGGATTTGAAAATGCATTGATGTTTCTTTCTTCTTTTAGGAAACGACGGGTTTATGGTCATTAATTCTATCCCTCGAATTGATACTTACGCTCTTTATTCTCGATTGACTAATGCAAGAGCAACAGGACGTATCAGGCTGATTGAATTTCCTGAAGTTGTCAATAGAAACCCCTATGAAATTCCAATTCCGTCACGGCCTCAAGTAGTAATAGATGCTCCCTGTGCAGCTATTAAGTTATTGGATGCAGGCAAAGGAGGCGATCGCTCTGCATCTGGTTATACAGAGTCCAAGATATATCGATGCATGATTAATCGCCTTCCTAATCCAGATTTACTCCGCATCGGATTGTTTGCTGTTGTCAACTGGCAAGAATCAATCATTAAGGGAGTATTGGACAGAATTGATCCAAAAGCCGTTAGTGAGCGTTTTCACTTGTTTGTTGATGCAGCGCAAAATGTCCCCTTTGATCCAGTAAATCTAGGCGGGTAGGCACCAGTCTAATATTAGACAAATTAAGGAGTAACAATGCAATTACCGATCAATATTTCAACCTTGAAGGGCACGGAAGTAAAGCGTACAACACTTGCGCTAGGAGAGCGATACACATTTGCCAATAGTGCTTCTACAGTGCTTGTGGTTGATCATCTTGATCCAGCTTCACCAGAAGGCAATGCCCATATCAACTTCGTGACGCCCGCAAAAGCTTCTAGCAATTATGAAATAGAAGATCCTGTTGAGGCGATCGCTCCTGGTGAGACTAGGGTGTTTGGGGCACTTCCTTCTACAACTTTCAGTGGCACTGTTGAATTTACTGCATTGGGGACTGATGTGTCGGCTAATTTGGTGCAGGCTTATGTGTTGGAGGTAAGAACCTATGGTTAAACAGGGAGCACTCATTAATGGGCGATCGCTGAACAAATTCCTTAATTCACTAGCGCAAGATTACCAGAAAGCCTGCGCTAAGACTGTCCCTTTAATTCAAGAATTGACCCCTGTAGATACTAAGCGCCTATACAATTCAACGAGAGCCGAAACTGTTGTTTCATCAGGCAATATTGTCCAGTGTAACTTTGTTGCTGGTGGTGTTAGCTTACCGGGTGAATTGAGAGAACAGGGAATTGAGAGAAACGTGAATTATGCATATTGGGTAGAAATCAGGAACCCATATATTCGCCCAAATTTGCCTTCTATTGGCAGAGAGTTGATTGTTCAGTTGCAGCGCATTAGGGCGGCGCGTAAGGTTGGCAAGCAAGGTAATCTGTGATGATTGGAACGCCTCCATCAACAGTTGAATTAAAACAGGTTTTGTGGTGCTGCCTGCGATCGCATCTTGGAGAGTTCATCGAACTCACAAACACTCATCCACGAACACTTGATGACATTCTCCTGAAGGGTGGGCGAATCGTTATTACTGAGATTGACAATCGAACAATTCAGCGTCAATTGACAACACAAGTTGCATCTTCCCCTGCGTTGCAGTTTGCGGCTTATCACCAAAATGAGGCGATCGCGGGTCAGTTAATGGAAGAGGTGGATTCAATTGTTAAGCTGAAATGTTGCTGCCTGCGGATGAACGGGCAACGGCTTGATCATGTGCAACGTCGGCAATGGATGCCTGTCCGTTTTGTTGATCAAGTAGCCCTTTATGTAAGTGCGTGTGTATTTGAGTTTTTCTTACAAGCATGTATTAGCTGTTATCGAGAGGATTAAAAAATGGCAAGAAATTTATTTACCGGGCCCGCGTATATTTATTTGCATTGGGGTACAGAACGAGAAATTGTTCTCACTCCGGATGACCAAATGGGCGCGGGAACTATTACGGATACCGAGGAATTTACCGAACAAATGACGCAGGCGTCTACAGCCCCTGCGGACAAGATTGTCTCTGGGTATCGTTGGCAGTTCTCTTTCAGTCTTGCTCGCGTTTGGGGTGGTGATTCGCTTGATATCATTGATTTGGTCTATCATGGCGCACAACTACGGGTTGATCCGGAAGATGAATCCCGCAAGGCGTTGGGGTTCTATGATCGCGCTGGATGTCCAGTCGATAAATTTCCAATCTTGGTAAAAGCAGCAAGTTGTGATGGCCCGACACGGCATCCTGATTTATGGTGGTATTCTCCGTATGCTGGACTGTCAACTCAGGATGCTACGTTTACCTTTTCAAACACTGATCAGACGTCAATTGGGATTATGATTGACGCATTCCCACCCCCTCCAGAGTTGTCACTGCCTAAGATAATTAGAGGGGATTACACATTATTTGGAGTAGGAGCACGCGATGATTAAGAAAGTACTGAATGGTGATGAGCTATTTGAGATTTGCTCTCGATTACAAGACCCGATCGCTGTCATCACAATCGGCGATCGCTCGTTCGATGTCTATGACACAAGTGTGTTAGGTAGTGCATCTCAAGAATTGCTGGCTAAATCACAGAGTAAACTGCAAGCATTCTTCGAGCCAATCATCAAGCTCAATCAAAGACAGGATGCAGGGGAGCGGGTAACCGATAAAGATTATGAGCAGAGCGCTTTAACTGTCTTGAAACAAGACAGAGAAATGCTAGATGCTAACATTGCCTACATTGCCGCACATATTGAGGTTGCCCCTAGTGAACTAGTTGAATTAGTGGAACAAAAGCTTGCTGTGTTTAAAGAACAAGTCAGTAAGTTGGTGATTGATGAAAGCGAGCAAATCAAGCGCGTGAATCTTCAGCGGATTACTTTTTATGCAAAGCTTTCTCTAATGATTAGGCAAGAAATACAGCGCGCTCAGGATGCAGTCACTACAGCGATCGCATCGTTAGAACCCCAGAAATCTATTGCACTATTGGCATCTAGTAGCGATTCTATTGCTGAGGTACATACACTTAATAACGGGTTGCCTAGCAAAAAGAAGGATAAAATTGCTACTTAATAATGAGGATTAGTGAGGAATTTTTAGAAAAAATAATATTCGATGAACTCGAAAGCAGTGCTAGCTTTATATTGGGTTCCCATTGCTTTCAATTGTTTCATCCACTGGCACTCCCAAAACGCCATTATCTTAAGTTTCAGTTAGCGCAAGCTAAACTTGCCGATAATGGCTTTTCTTATGATACAGCGATCGCTTATATTGCTTCTGCCTGTAAAGAAGACACCTACCTACTAAGAAGCCTGATTGACCAAAAACACGGAAATGATCGAGCTAAGCGCATTTGGGCAACTATGGTAACTAACTCGATCCGAGAAGCGATTAGCTCCTTTCCTGCTTTTTACGAACCTTCCAGCAAACCGGAATCTCAACGGACTTTAAGAAAAGGACAGGCAACGATTGAGGCAATAAAGCACTTCAGGGAGGTACTAGACGAGGCACTGCCTACTCTACTGAGGATGTATGGACTTTCACGGGCGATTGCTCTTGAGTTACCGTCGTGGGAATTTGATTTGTTAACTGAGCACGCATTGCGAACCCGTGCCAGAAGTTCATTAGATCACTTTCATATGTCTGCTATGGCATTTGGGGGGAAAGCCGATGACGTCAAACAAACAATCTCTAATTTACAGAAACAGGCTGGCTATAGTACCGACGATGCACCAAAGCGAGTAAGCCTACCGACCGAGGACGAACTAGCGATCGTTGCTCAAAAAGTACGAATGATGGATAGGCGGGGAATCCATTACTAGAATTAGCGCTGTCTAATATTAGACAAACAAGTATTATCTGAACGGGTAAATATGGAGTGTTACCGTGGATTATATTGCATCCATTGGAATTGGGACGGGCTTGGATCTTTCTGGGTTTTATGCAGGTTTAGAGCAAATCAAGAGAGTTAAGCTTCCAGTTGTCCATATTGTACCGACCGTCGATCATACAGCCTTATACAAACTCAATGAGCATATTGATGAAAAAATAGCGCATGTTGCACAAGCTAATGCTTACCTTAAAAGAAATCCAATAAAAGTATACGCTAATACTAGTGAGCTAATTAGATTAAAGGAAACAGTTGTTAGCGTCAATAATTGGATGGTATCTAATCCAATTAAAGTAAAAACCGTTGTACAAAAAATTGATGAAACTGCACTACGATCGCAGATTGATGAATTATCTAGCAAACTGGAAGCATCGGTTAAAGTCAAGGCTACCGTAGATAAAACTGAGGCTCAGAAGCTCAACGTAGCTCTTGAGTCTGGAGTTAAAGAGGCATTCAAGGATTCGGCGGTTGTATTAAAAAATTCAATTGAAAAAGCCAATATTAAATCAACCAGCGATCGCGGGATAGTGGGTGGCGCAGTTGGTGCAATAACAGCTCCCCTGAAACAAGTTGCTTCCGGTGTTTTCACTTCCATAGGATTTCCGTTAGGGGAAAAAATAGGCATTGGAATCACTAAAAATTTAGAGCGAAAACTAAATACTTCGTTCATTAAAGTTGGAGAAAAAATAGAAGATTATTCGTCTAGCAAGGTACAACGAGTTACTCAGGCAAGCTTAGGAACACTTGGTCTAACAACTGAGCAAATCAAGAATGACGCGATCGCCTTTGCTAAAGCATTTGATAAGGCAACAGATCCAGAGCCAATTGAAAAAGCCGCCAAAAAAGCAGAGACGTTATTAGTAGAATTACTAGAAAATATTTTTGTCTTTAAAGATGTAGGAAAAGCCAAAGAAGCGGCAAGGCGAGAGGCTCAGAATGTCGCAAAAGCGGCTAGTGAGTTGGCTCAAAATGAAGCCATTAGACCGTATGTAGGCGCGGGTCTAAAGATTGGGGCATATCCATTTAAGATAAGGCGAAGTGTCAAAGCGCAAGATTTAGCGATGCAGGCTGAGAAGCTTGCTCAGAATATTGAAGTTGTGCCAGCGAGTAAAGTAGGGGATGCACCGACAATCACGATCGCGATCGCGGGCAAAAATAATGTTCAGGGAGCCGGATCGGCGGTAATTGCCCCTGAATTCCAAGCGTTAATGGGCAAAAAAACGCATGTTGTGCCCGTCGCCAATCCTTACACAGATTCAGGATTAGCAGGTTTAGACGATTTTTTAGACGAACTCAAGAAAGCCGATAAAGGGTTGATGGGGAACCTCAACAAATTCCTCACTAATCGCAATATTGACATCGGGAATTTAAGCAAGCATTTGACCGGGAAAACCACGTTTGCTCAGGCAATTTACGAGAAAGATAAGTCGGGTTCACTGCTTGGTTTGGAGCAAATGGCATATACAGGTGCTGTCAAGGGTTACAACCCGGATGCTCTGACCGCCGCTGCTTATGCGATCGCTTATCAAAAAGCATACCCTGGAAAAAAAATCAATGTAGTTGGGCACTCAGCTGGCGGGGAAGTTGCGGCAGGAGTTGCTGAAATTACTGCCAAAGCTGGAGTAACGGTTAATGCAGTGGGCTTAGGAACGCCCATGACAGGGCTTGTCTATGCTGGCAACGTAGGGAATCAGCAAGCCAATTACACCTCACTCATGGGCAAGAAGGATTATGTCTACACCCAGATGTTTGAGGCTAACAAGTTGGATGCTGCTGATATCAAGTTATTGGTAGAAAAAGGGGTTGAGGCAGAGGCGCGTAAGACGTTATTACAAGGCATTTTCAATCCTGCGTTAACGCCCATGACGCTTATACCGGGCGCGGGTAAGTCTCATGCATTGCCGATGTATTTGTCTAACCCTAGGATTCAGAAGGAAATGCAACAGCGTTTAACGGGAGCATTGCCGGATGAAATAGCCAAAGAATTTAAAGACCCCGAAACCTACAAGTTCATTCGCGATCGCGGTCTAAAAGCAGATATCCCCATTAAAGCAATTCAGTCACTAACTGGGGAAGAAATTAGTACGAGCGACCTCAAGCGAAGTTTACGTGATGTTGAGAAGCTGAGTGAAGATTTCCGGCAAAATACAGCCGAACTTCGAGGGGTGATGAAAGAAGATTTTGAGAATTATCTTCAGTTTTTGGGTAGTATCGAAGCTGCAATTAAAGACACTATTGCCCAGGGTGAAGTATCATCTGAAAAAATTAAGTCTGCATTAGATTTAGGTGCTCAATATTATGAGCCTGTCCAGGCATTGCAACAACAGCTGACGCCTACCCTCAACGCAAATATAGATCGAGAGCGTGCGGCGAGAGCGCAAAAGCAAGCGCAAGAGGCACGAGCGATCGCTGAAGCCGAGGTACTTAGAAAGCAAAACACAACCAATTTGTACAGATACCCTGAAGTTCCCAGGGGAGCAATTTCTTTATTGCAAAATCAGTCAGCATCGACTCGTGAATTAATAGATTCCCGTAGAGATATCGACGAGTTAATCAAGCAAATTAAAGCAGACACTACACAATTAACTAATGTTACACAACAAGATATCGATAATTATTTAGATTATTTGGAAACGCTCAAGCAATCCATTAACTCGTTTATCAATGGAGAGCCATTAGGGCAGTTAGATAAGCTCATTAAGACAACTGACAAAACTTTCGCTCCTGTCAATTTACCTGTTAATATTCAGTCTTCGCAACCCGAATTAACAGCCATTTCACCCGTTAATCAAACTTCCTTGAAATCAACAGCCCAAAAGGCAACAGATGAAGCTTTACAGCGCAACGTTAAAGAAGTAATTAAGAAATCAGATATATTAATCAATCAAGTTGTTGGGGCAATTGGTCAACCGTTAATACAGGAAATATCGCGCCCTGATGCATCCTTGATTGACCAAATAAAGCAACGGACTGAGGCGTTAGCACAAAGCTCTTTAACGGCTAGTGATTTATCTAAGGGAGTACCTAACATCTCAGCTGCTTATGCTGATGTAGTCAAAGACTTACTACCTGGATTATCTCAAGAAATAGAACAAGCGATCGCCTCTCTTCCAGTCAATGAGCGTCTCAGTTCTGAGTTAGGTAATCAATTAGCTAATTTAAAATCACAAGTAATTAAGATTCAAAAACGTACAGAAGACTCCATCAAGCAAATTAATAAACCGCTAACTCAGGCAATAGATGCTGGTGCTAGCGTCAAGAACCTGGGATTACAATTTAGCGAAAAAATTAAGTCAGCTAGAAAACTTTCAACACTTGATCCAATTGAGTCTCAAAAATTAGCCAATGAGGTTTTGACAGGCGCTAAGGAAGCAAGAAAGGCAATCGATGACTTGATGAAATCACTAGGTAGCAATGCTTCGCAGGAGCTAAAAGCGATCGCTAAGTCAGCTAGAACTAGAATTACGGTTGCTTCATCCTCTGCTGAATCTCTCGTTCAATCTCAGGAAGTTGGGTCTAATATTGGACAAGGCTTGAGTGAGGGAATGAGTCAATCAATTAACCAAGTCAAAGTTGCTGCTGAAGAATTGGCTAAATCTGCAATCGAGCAAGCAAAAGACACGCTAGATATACAAAGTCCGTCAAGGGTATTCCAGCGTATTGGTGAGTTTGTTGTAGAAGGATTTAGCCAAGGCATTCAGAAGGGACAGCAGGGGCTTGACTGGGCAAGAGAATTGATTACTAAGCCTAGCCAAGGGGCAATTGATAAGGTAATGCAAGTTAGAGAAGCGATCAATGAATTGATAAAAGCTAATCCCTTGCTGCGATCGCTGTCCAGTGGAATACGAGGAGTAGGCGTTGCATTACTTACATTGCAACTCATTCCAGTTTTAGGCAATATTGCAAATCAAGCTTACCAAACAGCAAAAGCTTTTGATAGTTTAGAGCGCTCAATTAGGTATAGTGCCGGATCTGAAAGTGAAGGCGCAAAAAACATTGCATACATCAGAAGCGAAGTAGAGCGACTCAACGCACCATTGCAAGATGCGACAGAAAGCTTTAATGAGCTAGCTGGGGCATTGCAAGGCACTAAACTTCAGGGTAACACTCGTGAAATCTTCACGGCACTTAATGAGGCGGCATTAGTCAGGCAGTTGTCACCAGAGAAGCGCCGTCGCTTTGTTTATGGTGTGGCACAGGCAGCTGGCAAGCCTGTTTTGTCAAGCGAAGAGGTCAACCAGCAAATTGGTGAAGCATTGCCAGGTGCGGCGAATATTTTTGCTAGGGCGTATGGTGAATCACCTGAAACATTTAGGAAAAATCTGGTAACGGGTCAATATTCAGGTGCTGAATCTGTTTTGAAATTTGCGCGTCAATTACGCGTTGAATTTGCGTCTGGAGTAGATGAGGCTACCAATTCAACTCAGGCACTAGAAAATAGGTTAGGCAATACAAGAATTCAGCTAGAACGGATGCTAGGGAGCGCGGTAATGCCTCTAGTTAATACTGGATTGAAGGGATTAAATATTGCACTAGAGGCAGTTATTGCCAATGTAGACAAGATTACTTTAATCCTTGGTGCGTTGGCATTACAGCAGCTCCCAGCTGTCCTTGGGTTGATTCTAAAAATTGCACAGGTTGCATTGCCTGCGCTTGCTGGTGGGTTTAATGTTGCAGCTGCCGCGATCGCTAAATTCTCTCTACAAACAGCTGCCTTGGCAGTAGCCCTCAAGGTAGTATCAGATACCTGGCAATCATTTCAAGGTTCTCAAAATCTAGATTCAGCAATTGAGAAAAACATCAAACAATTTAAGCGATTAGAGGATGCGGCTAGCGGGGTTGGGAAAGGCATTGTTAAGACGTCTAATGATTTAGATAAATTCCTCAATCGTAATATCCAACAAAAAGCACTTGATACATTCAATCCGATCGCGTCAATTTTGGGTAATTACAATAAGTTGCAATCGATAATTCGATCACGCTCTAACTTAAAAGATATTCAAGAATTCAATAATCGAGTTAATGTTACCCTTGGCAATTCTCAAGTTAAGCCTGATGATGCAGCGCGATCGCGACAGCTTAGTGCGTTAACCGCTGATCCGTTTTTGCCAAGCTATCAACGAGACATTTACAGCAAAGAAAAAGAGCAAATTGACACCAGAGTCCGCAATCAAAAGGAACTGGTGGATTCTTTGCTAGAAGCCGCCAATGCAGAGATTGAATCAATAGATGAATTATGGGCAAAAAATCAGATTTCTCGGAAACAGGCAGATGTTTTAAAGTCTAATATTAGACAATCAATTCCTGCGCTGGAAGCTGCACAAAAAGAACTCGAAAATTTTACTTCGGGACAAATCAGCTTAGTTAAGCTAATTCGTGACCAATTAACAAAAACTGCAACGGCTTATGCTGATGCTAATGCAGCGATCGCGAACAATACAGCGCGTTATCAAGTCGGTTTATCAACAGCCCAGCGCAATGGATTGACACCCGGTCAAGCACAGTATGGTCAGCAATTATTGCAACAGCGATCGCTAGAAGCACAAATCAATAATGCAAATACTGCGCTTAGTAAACTAAATAAGTATGTTGAAACGCCTGACAACGTACAGCTATTGTTTGAAAAAGGGATTAATCCTAGAACAGTAGGGGCTGAAGAACTCAATAGGCTTTCGGGTTTAGCTACGGGAGCTGAAGAGAAGTTGCTGTATGAGCGATTGACCAAGATGAGGGAAATAGAAGGGCAGCTGGGTCAGTTAGAGGTGCAGTTGAGTCAATCGCAAGCAGATGCTGCACAACAGCTTTATGAATTAGGTAAGTCCGTAGATGAGTATCTCAGGGGGATTACCAGGCAGACCCAGGAACTTCAGCTAACGATTGAGGCGAGTGAATCACAACTGGCGATCGCTGCTGAAAAGAATCGCTTGATATCTAAGTTGCAAGGATTTCAGTCTAATTTCTTCTCAGGATTTGTTGATTCGCTCATATCAGGACTGGACAGCATCCAGTCGGCACAACAGGCAGAGATACAAAAGCGACAACAACTCTATCAAAACCAAATTCAAGCATCTGATTTGTTGCGTCAAGGGTCTGAGCTAACCCGTCAATTGCCAGATGGATTGCCTAGCAATTTAGTCCCTAATTCAATATCTACAACGCCTATCCCAAGAATTCCTATCAGGCTTGACATTGACGCCGTAAATGCTGATGCAACGGTCAAGCAACTCAAGGCAGGATTGGAAAGCGCAGGAGTGACAACCAAAAATCTTAACGGCGCGATCGCTGATGTCAATACATCTTTGCAGCAGACACAGCTGCCTCCGCCCAATCCCACGCCGTGGAATCAAGCGATTGACTTCCTAAAAGCAAAATGGAATGAGTTTGTAGAGTTCGTTAGGCAGCGGTTCCCTGACTTGTCTGCGGCTATTTCCAAGCCTTTTGCGGATGGTCAATTAAGTTTTGGCGCATTTAGTGCATCAATTGCTGGTGGTATTCCCGGTCTAATTGCGTTGTTTGCCGGATTAATTGGCACAAGTAAGCAATTCGAGGATGCATTAAAGAGCGGTTGGCAAGCATTCTTGAATGTTGTTGAACAAAGCAAAAATTTCCTGCTTAATATTTTCACTAATCCTCGCGCTGCGTGGAATGACGCGATCGCTTCTCTTCAATCTAGCTGGAAATCTTTTGTAGCCTATGTTGACCAATCAGTTCCAGCTATTAGAAATATAAATACTGAATTTAAGCGTATCAACGAAGTACTAAGAGAAAACATTGCCGCACAGATTGAAATAATAAAAAAGCAGCTTGAATCTATCCCTGGGATTCAATCTATTCGTGCAGAGTTATCACGAATGAATCAGGATTTAGGTCAAACAATTGCGTCATACTTGCAAATCATTGAAAAGCAACTTCAATCAATACCGGGCATACAATCAATTCGCGCAGAATTAGCCCGGATGAATGAAGCCCTTAATCAGGCGATCGCGGCACACATTCAAATCATTGAAAAACAATTTGGCATCAATGATTTAACTGGGAAAATTAAAGCTAGTACTAAAGAGTTTGCAGCCATTGTAGGAGTTAACTTGCTCAAGGCATTTAATCCTGTCCTTGGGATTGTGACCGAAATTGGCTTAAAGCTATCCAAGTATCCCAACTTAGTAGATGCAGCCAAAAAGCAAGTAACTAGCTTAGGAAATGAATTTAACAAGCTTGGCAATTCAGTTACAAGTCTAGGTGAAACACTAGTGGGTTCATTTGGTAAATCGATTGACACGATTAAGCAAAAAAGTAAGGAAGCGATCGCGTCAATCAAGGGTGACTCTGCTAACTTTGAGCAATATGTACAAGAAGGGTTACTGAGTGCTGGTCAGGGGAGTGCAGCAACGCCACAAAAGCCAAAACAAAGATCAGCAACAAGTAGTACCAGTCTAATATTAGACTCAGGCGATGGAGGTAGCAGTGGCGGCGTTGTCAAAGGTAATGGACGAGTTACGATTGAATATCGAACGGGTTTAATCCCAGGACAAAACTATGGCGCACCTCGCCGGGGCGGGCGTCGCCACGCTGGACAAGATTTTGATATTAGTGGTAACCAAGAAGCTCAAAGTTTCTTGGGCGGTGTTGTCACAAGGGTAGGTTTTGATCCAAGCTACAAGGGTTATGGGCACTACGTTGATATTTACAACAAAGCCTTAAATGTTGTTGAACGGATAGCCGAAGCGTCAAAGCTATTAGTTAAGCGGGGCGATACTGTTCAACCTGGTCAAGCGGTTGGCAAGGGTGAAACAAATACGGGTGTTATTCATTATGAAATCCATACTGATCACCGTCGCGGTGTGGCGGATTTTGGGTTTCCTGGCACAACGAACCCAGTTAAATATCTTGAAAAATTAGGTTTAGTTCGACAGGTAGGAAATCGATTAAAAGTTACTGGTGGGTTAGCTCCATACGAGCAGCAGCTTAAAGGACAGATGCGACCCTCGGTATCTTCTACTGCTAATAGAAAAACGGAAGATCAAGGGATTATCAGTGGAGGTGCTAATGCAATTGGGGCAGCGATCGCAAACTCACTCAGAAGCAATAGCAACGCGCCCACTAATCGAGCCATTCCAAGAGGGTTAACAGCAAAAGGGCAACGCTATGCTCAGTTGTTGAATGATCCGGAAATTCGAGCATTACTAGATATGATCGGGAGGGCTGAGGGTGCGGACTATAACTCGCTATATGGAGGTAGTAAGCTGTCGAGTTTAGCTCAACATCCCAATAGAGTAGTACGAAAACCGGGTTGGATTCCGTCAAGTGCAGCTGGTAAGTACCAATTCATGGATTACACTTGGTTTGGACGGAGAAAACGGAGACCGGGCCCCGGAATTAGAGATATCACTGGGGTACCAGATTTTAGCCCTACTAGTCAGGACATTGCAGCGATTGCCCTATTGGATGAAATAGGGGTTTTAGAAAAAGCAAAACAGGGAGATCTTCGTAGCATTTGGAAGCGACTTGGCGGAACGTGGGCAAGTCTTGAAGATAATCCATATGAGCAGGGAACGCCCCAAGGTTTACGAAGTTCGGCTATCCCGTATTTTCAAAAACGACTTAATTATTATCGCCAACAAGGTAGAGGCTCTACTCCTGTGCGCCGTAGTGCGGTACTAGGGGTTAGCATGGTAAACCCCGAAGTAGTGGCAGAAGAGGCAGCAAAAGCAAGGCAAGCCGCACAAATTGCCCAACCTCCTAAAGCGCCCACTCCAAAACCAACTCCAGTCCCAGTATCAGTAGTATCTACCAAGCCAGTACCTGTTGTTGATACAGGCTTAAAACAGCGTGTTGTCAGTGGTCAAAGTCAAGTTATTCGTAACCGTGAAAGCCAAGATCAACTTGCCATCCAGCAAGAGCAACAAGCGCTTCAAGATTTGCAAACAAGGGGGGCGCAGGAGCAACGAAATCGAACAGAACAAACGCGCCAATCTCTCAATCAGCTTGTAGAGCAGTCCCTGGGTATTCAGCGAGAATTTAGAAATTTAGGGAGTGTAATTGGCGACCCTACCCCCTTGCGGGAATTTCAGCAGAATCTGACAGCAACTAGTGATACTTATTCAGACTTAAGACGGCGCTTGTTAGAGTTTCAGCGTCAGACTACAGCAGGGGTAGAACAGGCGCGCGCTACTGAAAAGGAGCTAACATCCCCCACCTATCAAGCACAGCCCGGTCAAGACGTCGCCAAAGATATTGAAACAACCCGTAGAGCGATCGCGGTCGGTTCCAGAACACTTAAAGAAGCGGATACTATCATTGGTCAGATTGATGACCAAGAAAAGCGCCGTCAAGCATTTGAGAAAGAGCGGTTTGCAAGAGAGGAAAAGCTACGACGGTTGGCGGCTCGTGACATGATTACCCAAGAGGCGATCGCTCTCAAGCAAGAGCAATTGAGGCGTGCCCAGCTTGCGCAACAGCGCAACCCCCGCGACTTCTCTCAAGGCGACCCGATCGCGTTACAGGCAGAAATTGAGTTAATGCAGCGCCTACTCCCTCTTGATCAAAAGCGTCGGCAATTACAAGAGGAATTAAGGTTAGAACGGATTAAGCCTCAAGAGTACAATGACGCGATCGCCCTCCTTAACCAGCAAGAGAAAGCCTTAACCGCAAACACAGAAGCCGCGCAAGCATTCGGTCGAGAGGAACGACAACTTCAGTTTAGAGAAGCTGATTTTGCATTTCTGCAACGTCGCAATCAAGCATCAGGACAGCTAACTCAGGCACAACAGCAGGCGGCTGAATTATTCCAGCAGTTCCGCCCATTTGATTTAAGCCAAGGTGACCCTGCGCTGTTGCGTTACCAGCAAACAGTGTTACAAGTCGAGCAGGAGCGTCAACAGGCAATATTAGAGCAGCAGCGCTTTCAGTTGACGAATCAAAACCGCTCTCAAGAAGACTTGAACGCAATCCTTGCAACTATCAATCAAGCGGCGGATCAACGATTAGAGAATGCCAGAGTTGAATTACAGCAAACACAGACCCGGTTTACTCAAGATAAACTTGACTTTGAATTACGACGCAAGCAACAGAATCAGCAAGCTGACCTGGCAACCCTACAGGCTAGGACAGGGTTGTTAAGTTCGGTCGGCATTGAAGTTGATTCTCTATCCCGTCAAGCGCAAGAATTCAATGCAAGTATGCAATTCGATTCAGCGATCAGGGAGCTTGAGAAAGCGCGTGCATTGACGAATCTTTCAGCTGAGGACTATGAACGGCAACGTCAAAGTCTAGAGCAAATACTATCTTTGCAACGACAACAAGCCGCGATCGCATCCCAGCAAGCACGCTTCAACCGCAATGCAGAGATGCTCAATCTCAGAGCAGACGTACTGGCAGGGAATGGCGCGGATTTCTCAGCTACATTCATTAAACGCAATGTGGCGATCGCTCAGCAAAACATGACGTTCAAAACTCAGATGGAACAATTGAACCAATTGAGGGGGCAAATTCCAAATGATGAATTTGAGCGGATGCGTGATTACTTGATCCAGATCAATCAACTCAAACTGGATCAAATTCGCCAACAGTTTGCTGACTTATCCCGCGAAGTAGAGCTGGCTGGCAGAGACGCAACAAAGAACTTCTTTAAGGGTTTTCTGATTGAAGGTAAAGGTGTTTTTGAATCCCTTAAGGACGCATTCAATCAGATGAAAGACCAGATTATTGGTCGATTGATTGACATTGGAGTTGAAAGCATATTCAAGGGTAAAAATACGGGTCAAGACACTGGTGGAGGATTACTAGGCAGTATTGTAGGCTCTGTCATTGGCGGTGGCAGCAATCCATTAGGATTACTGACAGGTATCCTTGGTTTCTCTGAGGGTGGCGTTGTTCCTGGAACTGATAAAGGTAAAGATAGTGTCCCTGCGATGCTACGCCCCGGAGAGTTCGTTGTATCTCGCGACGGTGTAACAAACATGGGGACGGCATTCCTTGATTCTTTGAACTCAGGGGGAGCTATGCCGTCTTACCAGCAGCGTGAATACTCTAGTGGGGAACCCGTAGAAAGTAGTCGCAGTATCAGTATCCAGTATGAAAAGATAGGCGATCGCGAGTACATCACCCGTGAGCAGTTTGAGCAGGGCATTCAATACGCCGCGCAAGAAGGGGCGCGAGGTGGTGCCAAAATAACCTCAAACTGGATGAGGAATTCGCCCAACGAAAGAAGGCGACATGGGCTGTAGTCAGTGTCTAATATTAGACTTCCGGCTAAACCGCATCCACCATAGCCAATACCTTAGTTTACGGATTGGATTACGGGCGATCGCGGCAATTTCACTATTGATAGAATAAATGCCGTAAATTAGCTTCCCTATTGGGCTACACCAAAACTCCTTGATGTCTCGGCAATTCGTATACAACAGCTTGCTTCCATCCGGATGACTTTGTTTCCATGCTAAATAGGCGTCTTTCTCCGATAGTTGCAAGCTCCACGTAAAAGCGTCTAGATGTCTCCACCGCATAACATAAATAGTGCTGTTTCTATGAAATTATATAGCTTTTTGAATACAATTCTTGCTGATAATTAGCGATAAAATTAAAAAGATTACCCTAGTCAATGAGAGCTAAATATGCCGATCGCTAAATCAGTGGGATTGCCCGAAGCTATCCCTTCCACGCCCCCCAACAATGCTTATGTATTGAGGGTTCAATATGAACTCAGTGTTGCCAATAGGACATCTACATACACCCCTGATAATCTAAAGTCGCCTCATGATCAGGCGCTTCTCGCAGGTCATAAGGCAGCATTACAGGCTTTGTTGCCAGCATAGTTTGGATATCACTTACCTGGGTGAACGATGCAGAATTTTATTGCATCGTTTTTTTAATGAGCGATCGCCCCCCCCAAAAAAACTTTTAGTTTAATTTATGAATCTTCCGGATCTGAGCTAACACCCTCGTATAACTAATTGTACAGGTGGAGATTGATTTATGCTTTCTTATTTTGTCTTTAGTTACGGAATAGGCGCGATCGCAACTTACTATTTGATGCGTCAAGAGGCGATCAGGAGAAACCCAGCGCTTCTAGAAGCCGCATTCCCTGTTACAACTTCCCTGTGGGAAACAAGCCGGGTTGTTGGTCGCAAAGCAATGATCGTAAAAATACAAGAGGCACTTAAAGACGCTGACGTCGAGGCTAGTCAAGAGGCTATTGAGCGAAAGCTTTTCCCCTACTTCGTGATCCTTATTGAGTTCTGCATCCCTATCTTTGCTTGGTGGTTTCTTCTAGGATTCACTCTTTTTAACTTTTTTAAGGTTAAATAAGCCTTAAGGATTTTTTTTGAACTTTTCTGCATAATCAAGCGATGCAACATCATGTTGCATCGCTTTTGTAGGTTAGTCTAATATTAGATTTCTCAGCATGAATAGATGATCGATCGCCCTTCGTATCTCTTTGATCCGATAAGGTTTTGTGATAAAATAGTCCGCACCTAATTGCATCGCTAGCTGTTGGTTGACCATTCCTGCTTGCGCCGTTACATAAGCGAAAGGAAGATAAGCCTTTCGCGATCGCCTCAGTGTACGAACATGCGCTAGTATTTCCCACCCAGATACTTCATAAAGAACGACATCGCAAAGGATCAGATCAAAATGCTGATTACTGAGGACAGCGATCGCCTCATTTCCGTTACTCACTCCTAATGCGCTGTATCCTTCTAGCTCCAAGATTTCAATTAAGTTTTCTCTGCATTCTTGCTGATCTTCAATGACTAGAATTTGTACCATTGGTACTGATTACTAACATCAACTACGACGAAACATTAGTATGTTTCCCTGCTCGACATTTTCATTTCTCTCTTCAACCAATGATAACAATCTAACTAAAGATTGCTCAATTCTTATTAGATGCTTGTCTTTTTGTTCTGGTGTCATGCGATCGCCATACTGCCTCAGTAATTCCACCGAGGATAGTGCAGGCGTAAGAGCATTGCGATAGTAATGGTTGTTTTGCTCAATTGCTGTTGACGGTTCGATTTGACGCAGCATAGTCTTATTGCCCCTAGTCTATAATTAATATTAATCAATCGTAACTAAACGTACAGTGAAAACTCTCCGTCTAAGGGGCTACTTGAAAGAAAAACTATTGATGGGAGCGATCGCTTGCGCTGTTGTTGCCGCTGTAGCCAGTCCATTGCTTTTAATTACTCAAGGAAGTATTCACAATACATTGCAAACTATTGAAAAATTGCACGTTGACACGATACATCTAGAACGCATTGTCACTGCATTTACTCAGTCGGATATTACCGCTAAAGAATATCTAATTAAAAGCGCACTAGGGAATCTAAGTGATCGTAGTTACTACATTACCACCTTTAACAAGAACCTGAATAGCGTAGATGTTTATACTAAAGAATTAATTAACAATCGCTACGTTAACAGGTTGGATGTTTATGAATTGCAACAAATCAAACAAGAAAAAATTAAGGTATTTCAGGCTACTCTGCAAATTAGATTTTTGACTCAAACCAAAAACATTGCTTTACTCCTATCACGGGACAGGCAGTTAATTGCCAAGGTGGAACAGGAGGCGAACCAAATTCGTGCCTTAATTCGTCAAAAACAATACAGATCTATTCATTATTTAAACTCGCTCTTGGCAAGGCGTCTAGCACTATCAGCCACGTTATCTGGCGCGATCGCCTCCACAGTCCTATTGATCGCATGGAGGAATAAGCAGTTACTCATCAAGCATCATGCGGATGCTTGCGAGATCAAGGTAATGCAAAATGCAAGAGCGGAACGAGCACGAGTAATAGGTGCGATCGCCCACGATTTACGCCTATGCCTTCAGCCTATATTAACAGCATCAGAGTTAATCCAACACTATGGTAATACTAGACCTGATCGACTAAAAACATGGGTTGCACAAATCCCAAAAGGCACTAACAGGATTAAAGATTTAGCTAATGACTTAGTCCTAGTTTGTCAATCAGAAACCAATCAGATCCATCTAGACATCCAAGAAGTGGACTTACCTGAACTAATCAACACTATCGCATCTGAGTATAGCCAGTCTACCGAAATACATGAACTGATTGTTAGGGCTTTGGGAGAACAACAGATTATTAGAATTGATCCTGATTTTTGCGATCGCGCTATTCGCAACTTAATTAGTAATGCGATTAAATATTCCCCAAAGGGAGGAATGATTTATATTTTAGTTGATCTTCAAGCCTGGTCTGTTTCGGTAGGTGACAAAGGTATAGGAATTCCCGAAAATATAGGCAATACTGTTTTTGAAGCGTTTCAACGTGCTGACAATGTTGGAGCGGTTGAGGGAGTTGGACTGGGTTTATCGGTTGTCAAGGCTTGCGCGATCGCTCATGGCGGTAGTGTTTCTGTAGCTAGCCCTGGTTCTATACAACAGATGCAATTCAATACAGTTTTTACTTTAAAGCTAAAACCCTAATAAACGAGTCTAATATTAGACTTGGGCTTTATCTTCGAGCTTTACAAGGCGCTCCACCAACTGAAGGACTAGACTGGACTCCGCTCTTAATGCAATTTCCCTCGCAGCTTGGGCGTCATTTCGTGCGGCTTGGGCGTCCGAGGTAGCGTTATAGGTCACCCCTCTGAGCGTCTCTACTTCCAGCGCGATCACCTTCCTCAATGCCTCGACACGCTCACGCTCCTCCTCTAATTGTCGTATAGCATCAGCAACCATCTGCTTAAGGGCTTCTGTCTCTTCTAGGCGTAGCAATTGCTGATCAAAGCGCTCTAAATTTTTAACAACGCGATCGCCTATTTGAAATAGTGCAGGTACACCCCCGATCGCACCCAACACCACCAAAATTAAACTCTGACTGTCTGCCGTTATTGGGGCTAACCCTAAAGCAACGGCAATGACAGCAACAATAATTAGCAAGATTAATGCTTTATTGCCTTTACCCCTAAAAGAGAGTTTCATTTTCCGAAATTTGGGTTTTATCATTTTCGCAGATCATGTATTGGAACCATACATTACTATTAGATATTAAAAAAATATCCCCATCATTTAAGACAAAATTATCACCAATTTCTATGTAAGCATCAACCCCGATTTTTTTTCTAAACTTGTTTAGCGCGACAGGCGATCGCGCCATTGAATGAATGGGATTGCCGTTGATGATACTGGTTTTAATTGCCCCTAGACGTCTACTGACATTAGGGGATTTAACTGAGATGTCGTTTGCCTCAACTTTCGTTGATCGTCCAATCGTTAAAGTTTTAGGAAATTCAGGGAGAATAAATTCCTCCCTGTCAACCCCGTGATAGTTTACGATTAGCTTGTATGGCACAATGTCAGTCTAATATTAGATCAGATCGAAGCAGGTTCTACTAAGACTATATGTCCTTGCAACCTCATTTTCTGAGTAGAGCCGATACCTGATTCAAGATTGAAAACTCGCCCTGTTGCAGTAGTGTAATTATTCAATAAGGTTTGCCCTGCTTGAAATGTTACGGTAAAAGGGCTTGCAGTGCCAGCGATTGAGGCAATAACCAAGTTTCTACCTAGGCTATTGGTTGCCCCATCTTGCAGTAGTAAGCGATCGCCTACATTAAGCCCGGTTGTTGCAGTAACTTGAATTGAATTAGCACCAGCTGAGGCATTAGCAGCTAATGACAGTATGGTGCCCCTTGCTGTCTCGCGAACGCCATTAACTCGCGTAAAGTCAAGTGTAAATGGCGTCGCATCCGTGCGTGTATCAACGGCTTTTGCCATATTAACGATCACAGAAGTAGTAAATTCTGGATCGAAGTCACCGTTGCCAATTCCGTGAGTAATCGTTACCTTTGTGGCATTAGCTAAACTCGCATAATAGCTGAATGGTGCTACCCGATTACCGCTAAACGAATTCAAGAATGCAGCATACTCAGGATAAAAAATTAAATCCCCCCACGCTGTAATTAATACATTTTCTAGATTGATACAGCCAGAAAGATTTGGGAATCCCCCGATCGCCTTAAAGTTTGCTTGATAGAGCGATTGTGGATCATCCGCGAATCCTAGGCGAAGATTGGTTAAGTTTGTTAAGCCCGACAAATTAAAGTCGGCAGGCAACAGGAGGGGTGCCATGTCATATCCTGCGTCACCACCTGCACTTACCTCTTCTTGTAATGCCTCAAAGCTGAGGCTTTGAATTGATACAGGTAAACGCAATTGCGATGTCAATAATATCTGGCGGCGTTCATCAATTTGTCCGTTTCCGTCTCTCGTATAGATTGCCCCTGTAACGAAAGTCAATTCTCTCAAGTTTGTGATTTGAGAGAAATCCGGAGGGGTGTAACGCTGTGGGGTTCGTGTAAGAATTGGCAAAATTAACTCACGAATTGCCGTTACTCCATCCGGCACTTCTAACCTGATCAGTCGGGTGTAATCTCGTAAATCAAGAGTTTTGCTGGGGTTGGTATCCTTGGATGTTGTCCCGTCCGGAAAATGCCAAGTAAAATCCTCTCCACCTGCCACGACTACAGCTAGCCTTGGCTGAATATTGCTGAAATTTAGATATCCCTGAATAGGAATATAGACATTTTTGGCTAAGTCTAACGCAGGGGGGGCTTGTGTTACACCAGAAATTAACACATTAGTGATTCTTGCACCGTTGCGACCTGATAGCAAAATGAAATCTGCGACAGTTGGCAGTGGAGTTGCACTGACAGCTGAGTGCCTTAGCGTTGCCGTTGAACCACTAATTGTATAGAAATTAATGGTGTCTCCTGCACGCTCAATTCGCATTCTGATGCTTGGGGCATAATCAACTGTCGTATCAACAAATGCATTATTTGCAGACAGTTTTACAAAGATGCGATTAGTGTCCTGATGCGCTCTTACGCAAAATCCATACGCGATTAAATGCAATGCAGACATCGCACTTTTAACGGCATGAGGATAGACGGCATAAGTAAACCCAGCCGCTGCACTTAATGCATCTGCTGTGTTTTGATTAAAGCCAAACTCAATATAGCCATTACCGACCAACTGTTGTAAGGTCGAATATCCTCTAGTGTTTGCAGCAAAACTGGAAGATACATCTTGTAAGAAAATCGTGTTAGCTGGGTTGCCTGTTCTAGTTGCGGTTAAGCTCATTAGAAATCCTCAAAAAATAAGCTGACAATTGTATTAATCGTAGGGATAATGACCGGGGGTGCTCCGTTAGCATACTCAATGATCATTTCTTCTACGTTTGTTGCCAAGCCAGCTTGGGTTGCTGAACTGCTGTAACCAGGAACTAAGGGCTGGCAGACAAGGTATAGGCGTGATTGTGCCAATACTGCTAGAAAATCAGATGACCCTTCAATCTGAAAGGGGTTGTTAAATTGTGCCCCTAAAAACGATCGCACCCGACTAAATACGCTTCGCAAATCGTAGAGAGCATGACCTACAACGCTAAAACTTCCAATAACAACTCCCCCACTAATTTCTGCATTGCAACTATACAAACCCAGGAAATAGTCCGAGTAGTAATTAGAGGTAATTAGCGACTTTTGTTGTGGGTCGGTGTCCGGATTAAGAACCAGGGAAAGCTCGACAGGATATTGACTGTAAGCCGATAGTTGAACTGGGCAAATAATAGATGACATTGGACGATCGCCTATCAATGCTTTTGCTTCAATCAAAGCGATCGCTGTTTTGTCGACATCACGCCGCAACTCCCCCGATATCGAAAAAGACCCGTTAGCGCGAGGGGAATACCCATCCTGGCTATCACCACTTAAGGTTACAGATACGCCATATTTGCACAACAATTGGTCAGTGGACGGAGCAACTAGCCCAATATTACTAAATGTAATGGGTAAACCTTCTTCCATCACAGCGCGCAAAAAGCTGGAGTCAGCCGATCCGATGGTTGCAAACTTAATCCATCGAAAGATACCCATATTAGCGGCATCTTCGCAGTAAACGTAGAAGTCCGCTATCCCTCCATCACTTGCAGAGATTTGAAAGCCCCACATAGTGACATTTGTTAAGCTGACAAACGCCTTGCTTGCCCCCGTTCCGTCTAGTGGATCAGCCCATTGCGATCGCGGCAAAACCTGATTCTTGACAACCCCTGCCTCTACGTAACGCCGCACAATCCTAAGCTTATCGCCCTGACCGTCTCCGATCGACTCCATATAGTAACCTGTGTTACTACTAAATGCCCCCCACTGCTTGATAAAGCTATCGCCTTGACCAATTGCCTTAACGCCCATCGTGAACATTACAGGCGATCCAGGTGGCACACGAAAGCGCCTCTTACTAGCCAGAAGTGATTGACGTGTACCGTAAAAATTTGCTGGGTTCGCAGGTAGTAGTAACTCAATCCCAGATTGAGCAAAGTAAACCGTAGCGATGTCTGGGGTTGTTTCGTAGGAAACAATTAGATTCTCAATGTTTGTTGCGATACCAGGATGTATCGCAGGCACCCTTTCAGTTAATGTTCCTGCTAGCGAATTTGAGACATCCCAGTCCTGTAAATCTAACCCATAGCGGTTGACGTCTGCGTAAAGTAGCTTCCGATTTTTGGTGTTGTTACTACCAAATTGATCAAAAAGAAGATCTTTGTTCTGAACAATTACTTCCTTAGTGGCAACTTTTCCGGAAATGTCTCCGGTTAGCGTAACCGGGTAACTCTCTTTTAAGGAATGAACACCTCTTTCATCAGGGCGATCGCCCAAGTTGGCAGGAAAATAACCTTTGCGAATTTCTACTATTTCAGTCATTCTTGTTAGTCTAATATTAGACCGATACTTTCTGTCCTATGACGTGCACTTCAATGTTTCGTCCGCTACTTACTGTTCACCCCATGTCAATGAGCAAGAAACGTTAGCAGATCCGGCAACTAATGTACGCGCAATAACTACCAAGACATCACCCGGATCTGTTGGAGCAACTTGTTCGGCACGTCCTAGTTGCTCCCTCTTTGGGCTAAATAAAGGCTGCAAATCGATAAACGCTGATCCGTTACCTGCACAGTAGTAAGCACCGAATAGTTTCCCAGCATTACTATCAGCAGGTCTCCCCCCTGCTCCTGCATAAGTCCCTGTAAACGCAGAAGTGGCGGCAACTACTTTTAAGTGTTCAGCATCACCCGTTAATGCGTACCAAGTTGCAACGTTAGGTGAACCAGCACCCTGTAAACTTGTTGGGTTTTTCAGTAAGTACACCTCAACCGGAATACCCCCGCTAACCGCAATTGACAAAGACAAGGGGAATACTCGTGACTTTTGTGGGCGTCGCTGTGTGCTTACTGGAAGGTTGCGATTAAAAACAAATGATTTGACCGCGATCGCCAAAATAGGCTGATAAGCAGCGTTGGCAACGGCAACAATAGGCGATCCGTAGCTGCCGATGACCATTGGATCAGGATCACCTCCTGGTATCCAGCAGCTGACGCCGTAACGTCGCATGAATGCAGCTGAAGACACTGATTCAGCTAGGCGATCGCGCCGATGGGCTACTTGGAAGGTGATCGGTAGATTGGGCGATTCCATTGTGGGGACAGGCAAAGTATCCCCATGCCGTATTTCATGAGCCTGTACCCACCGTGTTGACCCCAGTGATGGAGAGTTTTGATCGGGGCAGTAAACATGCCCGGAACCACCAGACGCACCATACCAGCTAAACCGAGTCAGAAACATAATGATGTTGCTGACTTCTGAATTATTCAATCCTGAAACAGGTTGCAGTAAAGACAAGAAACGAGCCGAAGTTGCACGGGTTGAAACGCCCGACGGATTGCCGTCATTAACCCGCCCAGTCAGCTTATCTCGATTAAATTGACTGTAATGAATAATTTCTTCAAAAGTGTCAACGTCAATCAACTTAGTGTCGGCTCCCGTTGCTCCCACTAGATAGGTTGGGCGAAACATTGATGAATCCCCCAGTGCCGCGCCATTCACGTGTTGCCCATCGCTTGGATCGACTGAACCAACAACAGTCCCTGTCAACCCCTCCAGTGCCGTCCCTTCAATGGCGCTTGAACGCCTGAACATATAAAGATCAGATTCCCAGTGCCCAAGACCTGCATTCCAGCGAGTTAATAACCTCCACCCGTATCCATCACGCCGCGTAAAGTTCCCCCATTGGTACATGACAGCACTTGCCGCCGCGCCCTTATTGACTTGAATTGCATAGGAGGTGTCTATCTCCTTACCTGGCTGATATTGATAAGCGTACTTTGTCTGTTTAACAACAGCACTGTCATTTTGGCTTAACCGAAATTCCGCTGCTGAAATCTCTGGCACATAAGTTACCGTACCTTTGCCAGTATCGGTATCGATAAACCAAATATTTGGATCAATGCCTGTGCTCAGAACGTTCTGTAAATAGTAATATGGTTCCTGATTGACACTAAACCCAAACTGATCGGTTTGCAGTTCAGAGATGGGTTTATTGGTATCATAGACCGGGATCTGAGTTTGATCGGGGGGCAAAACAACAGGAATACTTTCCTGCGCGATCGCTTGTCCTTTCTTGACAGGCTCGTTATAGGCAATTACAACAACTGGATCAACCATTTTTGAGAAGTCTAATATTAGACTCGGTAAGTTTAAGTAAATTAGATGAAGTCTGAAACATACCCATCAAAGTTAATATTCCCTTTCATGATTGGGATTTTTTCCCCATCCGCTAAACGGACGATTAGATCATAGGAATATTCCTTGAGATACAAGCCCCTGGTATCGTCAGCTGTAATACCAATCGTTAAGGTATTGAATGCGACACTTCCAAAGAAGGTGATCGCGCCTATTGGCAATTCCTCGATATCTACGGGAGTAACCGAAATCTCAACACTACCCTTGGGAGCTGTATCAGTGACATCAACAGCGGTCAGGTATTCCCAGCCTTGATCGGTGCGACGGCTAAAATGTAAAGTTGTGCCTACGGGAATGGCAGCCGGAATAGCAGGTACAACTAGCTGAGTCATTCCCGCGAGTGAGGCATCAGTCAGGATAACAGGGAACGCATCAATATTAGCAATTGAGTTTGCCGCTATTTCTGCTGCCAGTGGTTGAACGGTAAGCGATCGCGCTGCCAGGGGCGCATCTTCGCTCAAGACAGCTACTAGTGTGTCGCTAGTTCCATCCGAGAAAACCAAAGTATCTCCCTTCAAGAATTTGCGCGGCAATGACTGCACTAGTATTGTTTCGGCACCTATTAATGCGGTAGATTCAACGGCAATAAAAGTAGGCGTAAAGCTAGGAAGGACAGTAAAGCTAGCCCAGCTTTTGTAACGAAAAAACACCCTTCCTTTAGAGACATCTCTGGTAGCCAGCCCTTCAACTAATACTGAAGTCGCTGTTACACTGAGAATCTTGAACAGATTAATGCCAGACCCTTCGAGAGAGATGAAATCTCCTTCAGAAATTGGCAATGACGCCAATTTCTTGATGTCTCGATCAGCTTTGCATTCGTTGGAGCAATCCAACTTTTCAAATTCAAGCTTGATGATTGAAGTACCAGCAACAGTTGACCCCAGTACATTTGTGATTTGCCGCACGTCTCCATTAGGCGGGCGGACTTCCATCGCAAAGCTTGCACCTCGAAAGTCGATGGGATAATCTGCGACCAATAAAGAAAAAGTAAAGTCAGCCCCTTTGTAGAAGCATAAATTTTGAACATGCGGCTTGAAAACAGGCTCAAAACATAAAGGTAATGATCGGGTTGCCATTATTTACTGATGGGTTTATTGATACGTTTAGCCATTTCTAGCAAGCGCTTTGTTTTTCGATCTAGTGGTGGACGTTGTTCTGTGACCTCCTCATGTCGCAATAATTCCTGAAACTCATCTTCCTCGATGATTACAAATTCTTCTTTTGCCCAGTAAGTAGGAAATGGATCTTTAGGGATTGGATCGGGCGGTGGAATTTGCTTTAGTCGTTCAACGTGGTTAGCGTCAAGAGGAAGGTTTTGAGGTGCTACTTGCGCGATCGCAGGTAATCTCTTAGGTGCTTTTCGCTCAAAAAGTGATCGCCACTCCAGTCTTTCTCCCTGAATCTTGAACTTGAATTCAGGTATTGTTCCTACCGGGCGATCGCTTAGTAATTGGGCGGTATAAATTCCTGGCTTGATTTCTGTCTCGATAAAATACCCATTAAAGACAGAAATTTCTATGGGTTCTGATTGAGCATCATTAGCTATTAGCCGCAACCTTCCGGTTAGTGCGTCGTCATTGCATATTATTTGACCTGTCAGGATTGTCATGTAAAAATTTTCCTGCAATAGTTTCATACTATATACCTTGCGGCTTTAACTGTCTTGAAAAACCTTAGTTAGCTATTTAAAACAATCACAAATCCTGATATCCTGGTTAAAATATCCTTCTTTAATATCAGTTAATTATGTCAGCCATTATCTCTAAGCGTGAAAAGGAAATTAACGCAGCGATCGCGGCTGAGTTTCGAGTATTAAGAGCACGAAGAGGTTGGGGCAATAAAGCGATCGCGCAAATCTTTAAAAAACACGGGTTAGAGGTCAATGACTTGCAACGCATTCAAGCACTGGCAACGGGAAAACGGCGCTTGTATGGAGCAGAATTGATTATTTTATTGGCGTATGGGCTAAATGTTAGTGATATAGTGGCAGACGTCAAGAAAATCAACAGCAAAGATAATCTGCTGATGTGATTGAGTCTAATATTAGACAGCGCTAGGACAAAAAAATGATAGATGAGCGATCGCTTCTTGTGCATTTAAGCGCATATCATGGAATTGAGTTAGAGCCAGGGGAACTGCGATCGCTGTTAGCCTATATTCAAGAAGTAGCGAAAACGGAACGAGATCATCGGCTAGAGCCAAATGAGGTACAGAATTTACCTGTCGCAGTCGCGGTTGTTGGAGGGGCGCTAGGCGGTTTTTTTGCCCCTGCACTAGGGGTAAGCACAATCGCTGGTATCCTGATTGGCGCTAGCCTGTTTTCAAAGCTATTTGATTTATTCAATAGACCAAAGCAGGAAGAGGAGCCTACACGAGCTTACGGATTTGATTCTGTTGTCAATCTAGTGCCACTGTCAGGCGCAATACCAATGATCTGGTGCAACAGAGAAATCAATCCAAATGGTGGGGTGCGTGCCAGTGGATTTTTAATTCATGCCAGGGTGGAAACGTTCAAGGGTTCGCAACGCTACTACGGATTACAGGCATTTGGCTATGGAAGAGTCGGAGAAATTGACGAGTCTGAGTTACTAATAGATGATCAACCCCTGGATAATTTCCTTGCTGGCGATATTGAGCAATATGTGCGGTTAGGGACAGCAGATCAAACGATAATTAACGAGTTTCCATTTTATTCGCAAGCAATCAGCCCCAATGCAAATACTTCGTTAGGGGTGGATTTGCGAGGGGAGGCTAAGCGTATCAATTCGATCATCAATAACATTTCGGTCAACGGAAGTGTAACTAACGGGTATCTCGCCTCAGTAAATCCTACTCGGTTTGTAAAAAATGCGGGGACGATTGCAACTTTTGTTAGCGAAGAACAGATTGCCCAAGATGACGGATGGGTGCAAGGACAAGTTTTATCAGGCGATCGCGTTATTCGGCTCGGAATGTCCATTAATAATGCATTCAGGTTTTACTTCCAGACTCTAGAAAATGGACATTATGTAATCATTGAAAATGACGTTATTGCCTTTACATCGGGCACGCCGCCAACACCTGCAACGTATGTAGTTAATGATGTTTTTCGGGTTGAATATCAATCAGGGACACTACTTTATCGTAAGAATGGAAATGTTGTTTTTACCTCTACGTTGCTACCTGCTTATCCTGCAAAGTTGCAATGCCAAATTATTGACGGTGCCATTAGTGCGTTTGATGTGCAAGTCTATGATTTGCGACTAGCTGATGTCACGATTGATGAGTTTGGCAATGTTGAGCCTGTGACGGGTTCAACTACGCTTAGTGTTGATGAGGATGACATAGAGAAGTTTACGCCAAGCGATCGCTATCGAGTTAACGGCGTAAACTTTTCTATTGTCGATAAGAACGAAAACATATTAACAGTTGATGTACCTATAACTGTTGGCGGCAACGATGAGATTTACGCTGTGTATACAGCAAAGTTTGAGAATACGCAGAACGTCAGCCAAGTTGATTTTAATTTCATCTTTAGCTTGTGGGGAAGAGATAAAGACGGAAAATTAAAAAGGCACGCGATCGCTTTTGATATTTATATAAAGCCCACTACTTCCACCGAGTTTATTCGCCTCTACCGAATATTTGTTGCAAACAAAAATCAAGGAGAAATACGGCGCGGCTTAAAAATCAAAAATTTACCATTCGGAAAATATCAATTTGAGTTTCGCTCACTTGAAAGAGTGTCTGGTGATTTACCTATTCTCCGGCTAGGCGACGGAGGGGCGCTCACGAGCACGCCGTCAGGCATCACTATTGGAGTCAACTCCATCATCCTTGAGACGGAGTATGCAGAACCACCGGATGATGATGACGCCAATGATGATTTAGATTTTGATGACAAAGAGCAAGTTAGTAGCCAAAACGGGGCACCGGGTCGCATTACCTCTATCAATGAGATTACACTGCCGATTGATTTAGGTCACCCTCAAGTATCGCGCTACCCTAAGCTTTCATTGCTGGGGTTAAAGGCGATCGCCTCAGAGCGCCTACAGTCAACCCCAACCCCTAGCGCTCTCTTTCGTAAGGGTAGAATAGGATGGGCGTTACTTGCTGCTGGTGAGGCAGCTATCCCCTCCCTAGACAATCAATTGGTGAGCTTTGCTGAAGATTTTGTTGCTCTAGGAATACAACCGGGAAATAGAATCAGAAACCTTGACAAGAAAACTGATGAGGTGATTGCATCTGTCACTATGTCTGCATTGAGCACTATTGCAAGTATGCAATGGGAGAAAGGCGATCGCTATCTAATTTATGTGGAGGAATCACTGTGCTACTTTCCGGACGTTCTAGCGGATGCAGTGCGATCGCCCGATGGGGGATTACATGAACTAGTGGACGCCGATCAAGTAATTGATTATGTAAGCTTCTTAAAATCTAAGCGGTTCTGCAAAGCCAACAATTTCTACTGGGATGGAACCTTGGCAGAAACATCTAATATTGTTGACTGGGCTGAGAGGGAAGCACCCCTATCTTTATTATTTCCTTCCATTATTGACGGAAGATTAGCGCTAGTCCCTGAACAGTATGAACCCCCGATCGCAACCTTCAATGATGCTGCAATGGAATCCTATAGTGAAACCTTGCTGCAACCCAAGGAATACAATCAAGTTAATGTCCGGTACAAAGATGGCAGTGATACACGGTTTAAAGAGAAAACAGTGACCATTGCAACTATCGAAGCATTTAACGGATTAGAGCCTATATACGAGGCACCTACAATCGATGCAATTAGCTCAGTTACTAACTTTGCCCAAGCGGAAAGAATAGGGCAGATTTTTTTGCAATCCTCTAGGTTTCAAGACAGAGGCATCAACTTCTCAACCGGATTGCAAGGCTTAGGTGCTAGACCAGGTAGCCTGATTGTCGCACTCTCTACAATTACTCAGATTTATCTTGAAAAGTCTGGGTTTGTTGTTGCAGTACAACTTTATGATTCAGTGACGCGATCGCAAGTTATTAAACTGTCACAGCCAATTGAGATTGGGTTTGACAGCAGCTATACAGCTTCCGTTTATCATATTGATGGCACTAACAATCAATCAAATCTTCCAGTTAATACGGTTACAAAAAACGGTGAAGTCTGGCTGTTAATATCTGAATTGGATGATCCTATAATGCCTAATGGACAAAACAGAACGGGGGACTATATAGTCATCGGCAAAAACTCGCAACTCAGGAGGGTTTTTAGAATAGCTGGCATTGAGATTCAATCAGAATTTAAATGCTCTGTTGCTGCTACTCGCTGGGATGAGCGGATGCTAGGGAATGAGGGATTAGTGACGATTGTCTAATATTAGACAATCACCTCCACTGCATGTAGTCGCCAAATCCCGTGAATCTTGCTTTGCAATTGTTCCATAGGTAGCCATTGAGCACCCCTAGAATACGACATAAACACAATGCCATTGTCTAGGATAGTGCCCAGCGCGATCGCCTTCCCTAGCCCCAATGCAACCAAATCTCCGTCCTTGGCATTGTTAACTCTGGCTGCGTAAAACTCTAGCATTTGTATTACAAAATCATCAGGTAATGTCACCTCATCGTACCTTTGATACAACCATCCTAGATTAGGCAATGCAGAAAAATTACATTGCTGTCTAACCCAATAAGCTAAGCTGAAACAATCCCAGATTTCCCATTGATAGGGGCTAGCTGGAAGCTGGAAGTTAAGTGTATTCATGATAGTTGCAAAGCCGATGAACTTCTGGGAACTTGCACTAGACCCGGTAAATCAGGGTTGCCGTTACCTGTACCAGTGCGCCAATGTACGGAAGGGATAGAACCCCTACCCGTAATGCTTAATGGTGACTGCATGTTGATTCTGATCGATGCTCCATCATACTGAATTGGATCGTCAGATAGCTGGAATCGCCAGACTTGAGGGATGTCACTAGCCAGGTAAGGCAAATAGACGAGATTGACGTTAAGAAGCGATCGCCTCAGCCCGTCGTTGTCCTCTATGAATTGCCTGTACGTTTTATCATTTGGTAACTCTAGCGTTGCATTGCTAGAATTCGGCTCTAAACTTCGTGGTGGAGGGGTGAACTCTCCCATGGCAAGGTAATTGTATATCTTGCCGTCCCCGTCCCATTCAATGGGTTCAACACTAAAGTTTTGATGCAGAAAAATTAGACCATTCTGTAATTGCAATCTTGCTAATAATCCAATCCGAACTGATGCTAAATCATAAGATTGAATTGTCAAGCGATCGCTCCTTTTAACTCAACATTTACATTATAAATACCACACCCTTTCAGCACCATAATTAATTCTCCATCTACAACGATCTCCCTGTCTTGTTGACTGACAACTACCTCCATCGATAAAGATTCTTGATTGAATCGCCAGTATGCATTACTGGTATTTGCAATTCTTTTAACTATTTCATCGGGATGATAGAAAATGCTATTTGGCAACAGAAAAGCGTCACCATACATGCCCCCTACTAAATCCCAAAAATACCAAATCGCCCTCAAGTTATCGGGTTGAATTGCCTGGTACTCTAGTGTCATCATTTGCCCTATGGGCAAGAATTGAAACCTTACATTCTGGGTGTTTCCATCTCTAAATTCAGAGCGTGAACCCTTGTATGATGCTGTCATAATAGGGCTGATTTTATTGGGCTTAGGAGTGGACGGATAGACTAACATTTATAATGTCTAATATTGGACTTTCACGTTAATTCTATGAGATCGCCTATTGCGCCGCAACCCGGTAGACCACGAGTTATTGACCAGCTATGGAAAACACTTAATCAATTTCGTAAATCAATTATCCAAGGATATAAACGACCGATCGCGCATTTTTATAGCCCAGTGAGCTTAGATAGGGAATTGGACAGCGATCGCAACTATGACCAAGAAATTTATGGTTGGGTCATTCGAGATCCGGAGCGCAACATTCCGGTTGTTGAAATGGTAGAGCGATCGCCTGAAGTGAGACTATGCCTAGGTCGCATTCAAGACGCCTTATGGGGTTCTCATGAGGGAGAAAACGGGTTTACAGTAAGCGATACTTTGGATGACGAGGAGACGCCAATAGATCCAGAAGTCTATGAAATCTTGATGAATGTGCAAGAAGTTTTGGTGGGGCGATCGCGCCTCAAGCCAGTAACACGCGAAATGATTGCCTATGGTGATTGCTTTATGTCTGTCTCGATCAACCCCAGAACATCGCAGATTGAGGCAATCACTGAATTACCGACGTTTGAAATGTTCAGAGTTGAAGATAGGCAAGGCAGACTTTTAGGGTTTCAGCAAAGATGGTCAACGAGCGATACTCGGAACGCCGTGTCCTTTCATCCGCTTACCTGCATTCATTGGCGCTATGCACGGCAGTGGGGGAATATTTATGGGACGCCAATGTTTAGCGCTGCATTGAACGATTGGCATCGACTTTGCCAAGCTGATGAGGATTTAGCCAAGGGGGCTAACGCCGTGGGAGTCAACCCCTTGATTCATCAACTGCCAGATGTTTATACCGACGAAGAGGTGGCAGCCTATAAGCGCGCTATAGAGGAGCAACAGGCTAGGGGTGTGGTCAATGCCTACTACCCCCCTGCGGATGTCATCATCCAACCTGCCTATAGTACAACGCCTAACATTGACGGATTAATTCAATATTTCAAGCTAAGGAGCGATCGCATTCTAGATCAGTCTTCCGTCCCTTCCTACCTTTCAGGACGTGAGATATCGGGCGCTAAGGAGATAGGAGAGCAACCTGCAATGGCTTTTGCACGGCTCATCAATTCAATCCGCAATGACTTTACAGGACTAGGACAACCTGGTTACGATTCTGGATTACGGCATTTATTCAATCTGGCATTGGCGCTCGCGGATATTCCCAAGGAGAAATGGCTATATAGAATCATTTTTCCCCCTGCCTATGTATCTGTATATCAGTCTACTAACGGGTTATCAGTCGAAGCTGACAAAAAAGGAATTGATGATATTTCGGCAATCAATTACAAATCGAATCATCAAGTCAATGCTAATCCTAATCACTGGGTTGGCTGTTACCTTCCAGAAAATCTAACTGATCTGGACAGCCCCGATTGGGGTAGCGTTCCAAAGCAGGTTAGAGAAAGACTAGTGGAAAGCTTAGCCAAGCCTTGACGTCCAGTGTCTAATATTAGACATCAAGCCTTGACTTATAGGTGTTAGGGGGCTATGGTAAATACAGTCCTAAGTAAGTTGTAGGCAAATATGTCCACGAATTGGATCGACGTAAGCGAACAATTACCATTAAGAGAAAACGAAGTATGCTATCTAGTGGCATACCTTAATCCTTTTTTTGGAAAGCTTACCCTTGAAATTACACTAGCAAGTTTTGACAGTCCAAATGATTATGAAAATCCTGAAGATGCGGAGGGGTGGAAGGATTGCTGCACGGGCAAAAAGATACTTGTAACTCATTGGCAGAAATTACCTAATCTGCCTCACAGCGAATTTGACGGAATCGATCAACTAAAGTTTAAAAATCAATTTGGCACTATTCGCCCAAAACTAGGATGTGTGACCAGGGTTGACACCCCCGCGATTTAAAATACGCAGGATCTACTTCTATCATTGTAACCCCACATCCTTTTGGGCGTGGGGTTACAATATTTCTATAGTAGTCCAGTCTAATATTAGACATCAAGTCTTGACTTGTGGGTGTTAGGTAAGCTATGCTGAATGCAGCCTTAATTGAATCATCGTTAATCTTAGGGACGTTCAGAAGCATGAGTAAATTTATTTCTCGAAAAACCCTAGAAATCTCTCACTCTAAAACGTATGAAATGAAAGAAAGACTCAAGGAATTAGGGTGTGAGTGGGATTCAATTGCAAAAGCATGGATTGCCCCAAGCCTTGAAGTGAAAGAGCTGTGCTATCAATTATTAGAAGAGGCTGAAGATACCACTATCAAACGACCTTTTTTTGGACAGTGTGGGTGGGATAATGCCCCCACTGATTGGAGTGAAGTAATAGGTGAACCAGCTCCCCCGCTCAAACAAGAAAAGTCTATTGCCTATAGCCCAGGCTATAGTGATGCACAAAAAATCTGTGGAGAAGAAAACGCTAGGCGCTATTGGCATCCATCAATTCCAAGTGAAGCCGCTAGTTTATTAGCTAGTGGAGAGAATAAGGAAAATGCAATTTACCAAAGACTAGAGGAAGAAGGCTGGACGTCTCGCCAAATATCTCTCTTGCTAGACGTTGTTAATCATTTTCGCCAACATCCCCCGATTCCAGCGTTAGATGAAGTAACAGGCAACCCGCCCATCCTAAGTACAACAAGCGTTGATCCAATTGAAATGAATGGCTCAATCGGAGTAATTTGTGATGGCAACAAAAGCCCTATTGCTTTTACTGTCACGTTCCCTTACTCCAACCAAATGGTAAATCGCATTAAATGGCTTCCTGGTCGAAAGTGGAATCCCGCAAGAAAGCGATGGGAAGTTCCAATTGATTCAAAATACGGGCATGAAGATACCTTAGCAATGTTCCCTCATTTCCAGCGCAGTCCAAAAGCTCAGGAGTTGGAGAAATCAAAACCGTGAATTAATTGCATTACATAAACGAACCCCGACTTATGCGTGTAAGTCGGGGTTTTTGTATCTCTCTGTTAACAGGTTGAATTTTTGATGCTTCCTGGGAGAAAAAACCCCTGTATTTACCACTATAAATACAGGGGCGCATGACGCATTGTGTTGGGAAAAATTTTAAATTTATAGGTAGATACTAACCCAATTATTATACACTAACTTTGCTAGAAATAGGTAAAAGCAGTTGTTTCACTAACTTAGGAGGGACGCAATAACCCAAGCCTTGCCCAACGTGCCGACCCGGTAACTGGTAGCTATCAGGAAACGAGCATAAACGCGCGATCGCTCGGATAGGAAGTGACCATATCCCTCTATCGTTAACTACATTTATGATTTCTTTCCTTGCCGCATTCTTCCCATCGGTAAAACTGCTCCGAGTAAGCGTCCAGCATGGCTCATTGTGTCGTCTTACGCAGGTATTGATTCCAGTACGCTGAATTAGTACACCTTTACTTAAATCGTAGCTAGAATCAAGCGATCGCACTAATGCAGCGCGCTGTTCTTTGGTTAACGTAGCGGAAGGGATTAACTCAATTCCCGCGATCGCTTCCTTCCACCCCACCTGACGCTTTGCTGGTAGAGGAAATTCCCACTTCCCTTGCTTTGACGCTAACAGAAATAAGCGCTCTCTATTTTGGGCAATTCCATAGTCAGCAGCGTCAAGAATTGCTGTTGAAATAGTGTAATTGGCTTTGTTAAGCGCTTTAACTATTATGTCTAGGCTTCTAGTTTGTTGATAGCCAGTCACTTGTTCTAAGAAAAAGTACGGCGCGTTACAACGGGCGATCGCCTTAGCGGTGTCTGCTGCCATCTGCGTATCGGCTAAAGTCTCTTGAATCACTCCGTTATTGCGAAACGCCGCCAAAGCACTAAAACTTGCACATACGGGCGATGCCTGCAAAATATCGCAACCTGGCAGCAAGTCTGCAACCTTCCCTACGGAATTCAAATAGAAATCCGCGTCAGGAAAATTTGCATTTGAGACTTCCTGACATGTTTGCGAATATACTTGATTTTCTATATCAAACTCAACAGAGGCAGCTACTTCTATACCTGCCATTCTCATCCCACATGATACTCCACCGATGCCCGAGAATAATGTAATCCCAGTTAGTTGTGCCATTTTAACTCCTGCTATTGTCTAATATTGGACAAATTAACTAACTAAAAACCCCTGGTAGCGTTAACTGGATATTGCCCTTAGGCAGTTTTGCTGCAACATGTTTCTTTTTTTCCTTCCACGCGGCATTGACCACACCCGACCTAAGCGCTTCTGGCAATGCTGCGTCTGCGACCCAATGATCTGGAGGGTAATAGCTATACTGAGCAAAAAACTCTTCTATGCACCCATCCAAGCCATGTTTAAAATCACGCAGCAACATTGAGTGGAATGCCGCGATCGCCCGTGCTTCACTGTCATTGCGGACTAGGCGTTCCAACTCACCAGGGAACTCATATTTAGTCCCTTCAATAGTAAAAGGTTCTTCACAGTTTTTACAGGTTTTACGACTAAGATGATTTGATGCAAAGCAATACTCACATTCTTTTTCAGGAAAATCACCCTCGCCGTTTGGCTCTACTAAATCGAAGTCTTCTCTAGTAATTATTGTCTCCTCAAACCTTCCAAACTTTTTGACTACGCCAACACAATCAATTACTTTAAAGTGCGTTTTACCGGGTGCGATTCTTGCGCCGCGTCCAATCCTCTGCATCACTCCTGACTTGCTCTCACTGCGATTTGCAAGTATCACGCAAGTCGCATCAGGAATGTCGCACCCCTCCGCTAATTTATTGCACGAAACTAAAACTCGAATAGTTCCTGACCGAAATTCGTCAAAAATTGAATCAACCGTCTTTGCAGACGTTTTAGAAGTTACACTAGCTGCGGAAATACCTTGATCTAAAAAGTAAGCTGCGACAGCATTGCTAGCTGCGATTGATCCTGTGAAGATAAAGGTCTTTTCTCCGGGGCTAATAGTATCCCACTTTTCAAAAATAAACTCAGGGGAAGCGTCTAGCTTCCCCTTTCGCTTAGGACGGAAATAGACAGGGGCTGCAAGATAACCGCGCTCAATCAAATCGTTAGATGGTGGCGCAAATACAGGACTGTGAAAAATATCTAAAAGCGATCGCTTTCCTCCTAGCTGCCAGGGAGTCGCAGTGACTCCTATTTTGCGCTTAGCGTGCCTTAGAGGCTCCTCTAGGCTTTTAGCGAATGCCGTTATGTGGCATTCGTCAACACAGTATAAAGTGACACGATTAACCAGCCAATCAAGCGATCGCGTCTTTGATCCGAGTGACTGGTAAGAAACAATCTGAACTTGCGCTGATCTGTTTTCCTGCTCTCCACCTAAAATATACCCACACGTTAATCCCCACTTTTTCAACGTAACTTCTGTCTGCCTCGCGAGGTTGTCGCGGGGGACGATAAACGCAACATACCCTCCTCTCATCACTTCCCGCCATGACAGTGCAGCTGCCATCATAGTCTTACCGCTTCCGGTGCCCGAAACAAGACAAGCGCTATCTAATTGATCCAGAATGTTGACACACTCTAGTTGGAAGTCTCTTAAATTAATCATCATTGTGCTTCTTGAAATGAATCAATACCTGATATTCAATGCAGCAGGATTTATCAATGCGATCGCCATAATCTCGGTTAACATTCTGTTAATTGCAACAGATATATTGCTATTAATAGAATCTGCGAAATTCTCCAAACATTCACAATCTTTTGGGTCAAGATACACTTGCAATTTCTTGACCGATTTAGCAGATGAAAAATCAATTCCATGCTTTTCAATATGCTCCTTTGCCTGCAAAATTACCTCCGGTTTTTGTTTTTGAATCAAGCGATACTGTGCAATAAGCCTAGCTACTACACTAGATTCACTTCTAGCATCCCCTTTCAAGCTCTCTATTAGCTTCGCTGCCTGCGGACGGAGATAAAGGGCATATTTATATTTATTTCCGTCTCTGATTTTAAGACCCACGATTAGCTAGCCTAGCAACTATCTTCCTATTCTAGGTGTCTAACACCTCCTGCGTCTACGGGGGAATCAGTCTTATATTGGACTGCTCGGTAACTAATACCAGCTACAACAGTACCTACTACTAGGCCTGTTACCAGGCATGAATAAGCGATCGCCCTAACAGGTAATTTGTTTAAAACTGTCCCAGCTGCGTGGCGTTCATAGTGCCAATTCACGATTGGCATTTCCCAGATCCAAAAATCAAACCACTCCCCATGTCTTCGCCTAGAAACAAATAGTTCATGTAACTCAGCTTCTGTTTTCCTAGAATCTTTCACCTGAATATAACGAACTCCTATTATCGGACAGGGAGCTTGTTCACTATTTAATTCTTTCAGTCTGCGTTCTGGGTTGTTACTCAACCCAATCTTTCTGCGTTTCAAAACGAACGAAAAAATGCCGTGAAAACCTTTCGCCTCAACAAGATAGACAAATTGCCCATCCTTGTCATCGCGACTCATATATTCGGGTATATGCTCATACTCTGGCGGCGTAGTCATGTTTTTTATTACTCCTCATTATTTTCCAACTCAGTGGATTCGACCTTAAGAATGTCAAGGATTCGCTTAACGCGCTGCCCAAGGGATTCACACATCAACGAATCGTAAGAGCTAGATGCACGCCCCTCTCGCACACCGTAAACGTGCCAAAGTAACCCCTCTCTGGTAGTTACATTTGGCTGATCTCCGTCCGTAGCAAGTGCCCTCCAGAAAAAGAACCATTTGCAGGTTACCAGCTCCAATTCGGTTATTTGCTGTGTTCTTGGTTTTGGTAAAATCGACGGCTTAAATGCCATCATCTCAGCCACTTGCTGTTGATAGTTCAGTTGCTGGGCAACACCTCTTCTGATTTCCGGTTCTATATCCTTAAATGTTTCGCCGACCCTCATTTGCTCAATTTCAGGTACTTGCTGAGTGTAAAACTGATCCATGCGATGCAAGTCAACATTAGGCGATCGCCCATTAATTCTTGTATGAACACTTACCATTGTTAGCCGCCATGCCCGTGCATAGCCATTCGGTTCCAGGACAGGTATTTCTTTTAGTCCAAACTTGTCAATCATCCATATCAGTAAACCTTTAAGTGCCGATTCGGTTTTCTTGCCGACAACCCACGGCATAAAGTTAAGTACAAATCGCCCATCAGGAAGAATATCAGAGTTGCAGTAATCGCAGGGAATTCCCTGCTCTTTTAACCACAGCAGAACCTTATCCGAGCGATCGCCCCACTCCGTGCCGTCTTGTCCAGACAACTTAATATCCCTGCTTTCTGCTATTTGCTCACGCAGCATTTGAATTGTTGCCTTTAATGCCTCGATCTCTCGAATTTTTTCATCCATCTCTTGGCAGTGAGGCACTAGCCAATTCTCATAATTTTGTTCAGCCTCCTTTCTTAAGCTTGCTTTTATTTGCTCTAGCTCCACAATTAACTGATCTCTGCTTTCAACAAATTGTGCAGCCAAAGCCTCCTCTGCCTCTTCTAATTCTTTTGCATCCGCTGCACGCTTAACTTCTCTTTCTTTCTCCCAGGCATCCCGAAGTTTTTTGACTTCGCTCTCGATCTCTTTTATTTTGGTCGATCTTATCTCTTCTAACTCCTCTTCTAGAAGGTCTAACTCTTCTTTTAATTCGTCTTTTAGTTGCTCTGATTCAATTGCAATTTGTTGTAGCTTCAAGGCGCGATCGCCCTCAAGTTGCTCAATCTGCTGGCGCAATACTTCTGATTCTTTGTTTAGCTTAGATACCTCAAGTTCCCGCGTCTGTCTCAACTCATCCCTGAATATGTTTTCTTCGCGCTCTAACTCGCGCAGAAACTTATCTTGCTCACGCGCTAATTCTGCCTTTAATTCTTCTCTTGCTAGACTTAACTCTCCCTCAATAATTCGTTTTTTTGAAGCAATTTCTGCCTCTGTTGCCGCTAATGAAACTAGACTTGCGTCCAGTTCTTTATATTTTGCCTCTAGTAAAATCTCCTTTTGATTCAACTCAGCTTCTCTGTCTAGCTTCCTTAAAGCATCCCTATGCCGCGATTCCTTGATGTCAATCGCCTGTAATGCACAAAGCCCGCTCCCTGACAATCCTACGATTAACTTAGTTGCATTCGGCAAAGGGCTTAACAATACCCCTATGCCAGCAACAGCGAACACGAGTGCCATTAATCGTTCACGCTCTTTACCTTTGGTTCTTTCTTCTTTTTTTGTCATTTCCCATCTCTCTTAGTTGTGATGGCTAGGTCGCCAATAACAACCTAGCCTTGTCTAATATTAGACTTATAGTTCAACCACCCTGAAGACTAAAGTCACAGCGATCGCGCTTAGAATAACTCCTGCTACCAGGGAAGGCATGACCAGCTGTAGCAATGAATGCAGGGTCAATGCAATGAGTAGCCCACTAAGTAACAAGAACACTGTGTAGATGTCACACTTCATTGATTTCTCTCCTTTGCTTTAACTTTTGCCATTATGCGATCGGCTGCCGTCAACTGATTTGCCGTCTTGTATGTTTGCACATCTAAGCGGGATTGCGCACCCTTGCGAATAACAGCACGAATTCTTGCGTCAATGTCATTGATCTGAGACTTGTGATTGATGCGGTCTGCCTTATCCTCCTGATCTAATCGGTTCCAGTCACTCCGATATCGAATATCCTGAGTACGGGTGATATTAGACTGTTGTCGCTTGTCGCCTTGGTAAGCTGCCTCATCACGAGCATCGGCAACTTTCTCGCTCTCTGTTTGTAGCTCAAAAGCGGCTTTTAGCCCAGACAATGCTGTTAAAGCTTTTTCCTTTTGAACCTGGATACCCTTGCGCTCAACGAGGGTCTTTTCAATTTCGACTCCCATCGCGTTCATCACACGAGATAGCTGATGCTTGATTGCATCTGCCTCTACTGCATCAAGCGCTCCATACTTAGTCTGCAATTGATCGACGGTTAAATCACCGCTCATCAATCCCATCATTTCCTGTTCGACCAACTCAACGCGATCGCTTGTGACCGCCGTGAATTTTGCAACCAAACCGGATGCTTGTTCTAACAACTTAAAGGCATCTTGCTTTTGAGGGTGCTGTTCATCCATTAACTCGGCAGATATAGGCTGAGCTTGCCGTGGGACAACGCTTAAGCCTCCTGCAACTTCATTAGATACATTCAATGATTGTGCTGCACTTGCCTCGGTTGTCGGGGCACTGGAATCTGAGGAATCAAGCTTGTGTATTTTTTGAAACGCTGCTTTTGCTCTTGGCATACTGGTATTAGATTGGTATTAGATGGTGAACTAATACCATGATAGCCCTCTCAGCACGTTGTATGCACCCCTTTTTCATAAGACTTAGTAATTGATTGGCTGTAACCGGGGCGATCGCGCTAATCAATTAATCGCTGTATTTCCTTGAAATAATCTATTCCGCAGTAAGTCAGTATGCCCGATAAGCGAACATGCACCTGATCCGCATACACGTCTACTTTTTGGACTTCAGACGGCTCTACCTTGCGTCCCTCAATAACCGAGAAGACTTTTGCTACTACTACCTTTATACTCGTGACTGTTTTTGAAACAAATCTAGCACCCAACCCACGAACAACTACAAGCCAGCAATTCGCCCATTCTTCGGCGCTCTTGATTTGCGCTGGGTTAATTTTCAGATGCTTGGCTAAACGTCTAATTTTTACTGAGTAACTCATCTCATTCAGTTGTACGCAACCTCATATACTATATCTAACACCTTAGCTAATTGTCAAGCCTGTCTAATATTAGACACCAAAAAACAGCCCCAACTATCTTGAGGGCTGTCAACACCAGGTAAATGCAGTTTAGCTAAAATTGTTTTTTTGATTAGTCAACGCAAGAAACGTTCAACGAAGCCGCGATCGCCTGAACTATAGCACCGTTATCACTTCGAGCCGATTTGGTCAACGTTCCTTTGTCTAACATTGACTGGATTCCCTGCCAATCAAGTGAATTTTCCAGGATTCTTGCAAGCTTAGCAGCATCGGTTAAACCTTGCGCTACTTCACAGACTAAATAGCCAGTTGGAATATGCGATATGCGCCAATACTCAAAAGTGTCTTTATGTCCACATCTATTATTGCCACTAATTAAAAGCGGGGTGCGGTGAATTGCTAAATATCCAGTCCTATAACAGCGCACAATTACCCGCTCATTGTTTGCATACCGTAAGCTAATTGTCCCTAGTGCCATAAAACAAAAATCTCGCTTTTGTACTCAACTTTCTTAAGTATATCTGACACCCTGATAAGCTGTCAATCCCTGGGTCTAATATTAGACAATTGTCCACAAGCGTAGATAGCACCCTAATTATTTTGTCAATCTTTTCTCGTAGACTGCGCGATCGCAGAAATTAAACGCTTGACTCTTGTCCCCAGGTTTTCCGCGATCGCGGGTCGGTAAACCGACGATGCGCGCCCTTCCTCGACTCCGTATAAATGCCGAAGTAACAATTTCCTCGTTTTAATATTTGCTTCGCCTGTTGCAGCTTCACGCCAATAATAAAACCATGCACAAGAAAGCAATTCCGGTGGAGTAAGTTGACGAGACTGAGGTATTGGCAAAGGGACAGGAGGTCTAAAATTCAGCATATCTATCTGTTTAGAAGGAAGCAACTGAGAATCTTCCACAGCAATATTTGATGTAATCCCCGTGGAATACTTGATCGCCAAGGAACCAGGATGCCGCTGTAATTGCACGGCTTGTGAATAAATGCTTGCCAGTTGTGCATCTAAATCTGTAGAGCCATCAACGGAATGCTTTAGCAAGCGCCGCGCAAATAGCCTTAATTCCTCAGACAATTCATGATCGCCAGATTCTTTTCTCATTCTCGATTCTTCACTTAATCGCTCAGCTAGCGATAATGTTCGAGCAGAAATGCCTTTAACTTCGTTACCTTGGTTCGTGGCATGAATGTTAACGATGTGTTGACATAACTGAATCATCTCGGCAATTAATTTTCGAGTTCTCTCTTGCTGTTGAGCTAACTCGTTTTGGTGCAGGCAAATAGCATCTAGGCGCTCAAGGATTACGTCCAGCTTTTGCTCGGAATTCATGATGTTAATCGGTGATGGTACTGTGCTGTAACTCATTCTAACACCCATCAACAAAGAGAGAAGAGTAGCACATACTACAAAAGGAAGCAAATAGCAGGCTTCATTCCGGTCAAACAAATGACGCCTGAAACCCTTACTGGAAGGGGGAAGTCGAAAGGATTTGAAAACCTTAATTTTGCGTCGGAAGTCCTGAAATCCTCTTCCCGTAAAGGCTGTAGCAATGGAAAATTACTCAAAATTGTAACAATTCTTTACAAAGCTAACCGATCAAAATCTTCCCTGCCATTAATGCCGCATTTTATGTCTTCCTGGCGCACTTTACGTGACTTACTCTGACGTGCGTGAAACCCGCATGGTTGCAGGATTTCGCATTTTGACGATATCTCATCACAAAACGCTAAAACCCGCATGGTTAAAGCATTTCGCTTTTCATGTCGGGTTCATTTCGCGAAATCAGTGACTTGCTCACCACAAGATACACTGATTTATGTCAATAAGATCCTTCCAGCGATCGCCTAACTTCCGCGATACTTCCTTGAATTCTGTAGTACGGCTTGAAGTATGAGTGTTAGTTGCGGCTATGCTCCGGGCAGTCACAACACGGTAAATTCGGGTTGACAGCGCACTTTAAATATGCATTGCCCGAAAAAAACCTACAGTCAGTCTTCACATGGCTCCACAATATGCCTTGGCGCGATCGCAATAGCCCTATAATCTGCACTTCCGTTAATTCTTCACGCCAAAACAAATCAAGTTCCTCACTGGTCAGGTATTGCCTCCACTCAAGACCAAACCGTAGGGCAAGCTCAGTTGATTGCAGTTGATGCCGCTGTATTGTCTCTAGCCTTTTGCGAATCCTGTACAATTCAATGCAGTTGTCAACCAAATAAGACGTCAATATGCAGCTAGTAAGAGAAAAGACAAATAATTGCCAGGGTGCTTTTACTTGATCTGTACCAAGAGCAAAACACAACTGGAGTAAAGTGATAGCGATCGCTGTGTACTCTTCCTTAAATAATCTTGCTACTTTTTTCATCGTTTGTTCTCCAGTCTAATATTAGACAATATCTACAACCCACCAAACAGATATTTCGTAGGCATATCATCAGGCAATGCACAGATCCGTGCAAAGATTATGTCATTGTCTCTGATGTATTTAAGCCATTGATCGGCAACGTGACGTCCATTTTGTTCGCCAATACTTAGATAGGCATTGACAAATTCGTCGGCATGAAAATCCAGTAAGCTCTTGATTCTTCTGTATTTTGGGGCATTAAGATCAAAATCTGGACGCAAAACCATAAAGACCTTTGCGTTTCGCTTACACAGGTAGAGAGGTATCCCTGTCCTGTAAAGTGCCTCTACCAGGACTTCTGTGCGAATTTCTAAATCGATGTCGTTTTTTGCTCTAGATATTTCAGAGCGATCGCTGATGAGTTTTTTGACTTTAGCGGCGATCGCGGCAAAGGTTGGGAAAAGCATACTGTCTGACTCCGAATAGCTAGCAACAAGTAAAAAGCAAAGGAGATCACGTTCAATTTTGGCGACCTCTTTTACCTCTAATTGCAAGCTAGCCAAACTAGTGGATTTTTTTAGTTTAGCTAGCTGCGACAAGGGGTTTAGCCCTGCTGTTTTTTCTTTGCTGCTAGCCTCTGAAAAGGGTCTAGCGATTCATCCTCGGCGGTATTTTGGTTTAATCGTTGCTCGGCTTTCTGCTGTTCCTGAATTTCCAGTTGTCCAAGAATAGCATCGATGTCTATCCCCAATGCTTTAGCTAATTCAACTGGATGGTTAGCTGTTGAAGTTCCTTGTTCAACCAGCAGATCTTCGCGATCGCTTAGTTCTTTTTCCCTTCGCTGAATTTCCTGTAACTCAGCCGCAATTTGCCCTGTCTCGCGTGCAGCAAGCAATTCTTTCTGTCGCTGCGATCTCTGAAAGCCTTCCAAAAAAGCGATTTGACATTCGCGGTCATGAAGTGCCTGATCAAACTTCTTGATAATACTTTGGCTGAGTCCAGTTGCAGCCGCAACGTCTTTAATTTCTGTCAACTTCAGCTTCTGGTGAATTTGGATTTCACCGCCACCTAATTGCTCTTTTGGTGCATTGACAGACTCTGTTGGACTAGACGCCTCATTCTCTTTCTCTGCCTCTATTTCCTTCCCAGCAGACAAAGCAGGCGTTACGTCAGCTGGATTGCTTCTAGCTTTAATAGCCGCCACAGCCAACCGTGCATTTCGGGCGATCGCTTCAGAGACAATAGAGTCCTCCTTTGCGTTTTTAATGCCCATCTTCGATAAAAGAGGGATAAGGTCATTGATGTCTATCAATAACTCTTCTGCCAATAATTGAGCCGTTAATGTCTCTGTTTTGCCGTTCTTGCTAGTCATGATTTTTTCCTTGGTGATTTTTTCCGGGTTGTAGACTGTGGTTGATACTTGAGAGTGTCTAATATTAGACTTGGTGCTGTCCATCGCCTATACGCATCGCAGTCAATATTGCTGCATTTATAGGCATCTAGGCCAGGGATGGCGATCGCTTTGGTGCATAACCTGCACTTTCCGTAAGGAAAACGTTTTCCCATGTCTTCTTCTTGGTCAATAATTTCTAGTAGAGTTAACGGTGAATCTCTGGTCATTGACGGCACATCTCACTTTTAGTTGTGTTAATTTTCGGAAAAATCAAGAGGGTGGGGATGCTCGACGCGGTAACATTCCAAGGCAAAATCGACGTCATTCCAAATGTTGATTAAATCAGAGAACTCTTTGAGTAATTCAATTTGACGCCGCTGAAGAATGCGATTATCGATGCCGTTCAAGCACGTGATTTGTTGATATTCGTAGCAGTTCTGAAACAACAAATTCCTGTACCGCATTACAGTGCGATCGCTTTTACCCAAAAATCTGCAAATCCACTTGATTCTTGCAGTTCGTGGGATGTCAATCGCGTTAGAGCAAGCATCAAAAAAATACTCTTGACGTTCCTTGGCTGATTCAGACGGCGTTAGACGTCTTACCTGTAGCTGTTGCATCCTCGACCTCTCTCTTCCATATCTAACACTATAGGGGTGTGTACAACGTGCTGGCAACCCCATAGTGTTAGATATAAACAAATTAGATTGATTAAGGCAAAATACATAAAACAACCTGTGTACACGTTGCAGGCACCCCCATAAATGATAAAGTAAAAGCTTCAAGACTAAAAAGGGCTAAAAATGACAGACAAAAGGCAGACTTACAAAGTGAACCTGTACATTCCGGGCTTTCACTATTTATTAGCAAGAGCGCTTGCCGCAAAAAACCAAGAACCAGTAGGCGCACTACTCAAGCGCTTAATCCTTCCCCAGATTGAAGAAGCGGCGTCTAGTAGTTTTCGGGCGTCTAACGCACTTTTTAGCGCGATCGCTAAAAATGAAATTTCAGAGGATCTCGCAGCTGAATTAATGCTGCATTTACGGGCAAACGGAGAAGTTGTCGAAGAAAGCGACGCACCACGAGAAGAGGTATAATAAAGGATTGCTGCGCGTACAGGCGTACCAAACGAATCTTACACTACAAAACCGTTTAGCTACCCTAGCGCTAAACGGTTTTTTCTTTGACTTGTCAAATATTAGACAGGCACTACAAACCGTAAGGGATTGATTCTCCTGTGGTTTGTAGATTAATACTCAAGTCCAATTCCGTAGCCTTCGCAATACGGACTATCTTCAGTGAATTCAGTAATTTTGGGTTGGCGCGTCACCCCATGGCGTAATCCTAAATCAAACTGTGACCTATCTAATTCGTCTGTCCAGTCATTATGCTTATTGCTCAAAGCCTGTAAAAGTACCTTCCAGCGTCCACTTCCTCGGTTATCCTCATCACCGCCAAAGTCATTACAATTAGTTGCTTCAATTGCCTCAACGCAATCCAGAGTAGCAGTCCAATGAGCTTTTACTGTCTGCTCGTCTTTTAAGCAATAAAGGCGATCGCGCCCTAGCCCCCGATCTTCAGCAAAAGGGCAATTACTGCACACAACGTTAAAGTCAATAAGCTGCGCTTTGGTTGACATTTGCCTTTAACTCAATTACGAATCTTACCTCTAAATACTAACACCCTTTTTACTGACTTGGCAATATAGCATAGGCGATTTGTCTAATATTGGACAAAAGAAAAACCGTACCAGCAAGGCACGGTTAGCAAGGAGTTAGTTGTTGGGTAAGTAGCGCTAAAACAAGGATTCTCCAAGGGAGGAAAACCCCTTGCGCTTGATAGATACTCCAGGAGATACAGATCCTGGTAACTGCTTATCCTCGGTTAACGGGTGCTTTAACTTTTGGTTGTATGATTTGCATAACCGATAAAAGTCTTTACACTTCCACGTCAAATCATCAGCGCCCAATTCTCCTAATCGGGAAAACCCTCCCAGTTGCTGCAAAGCATATCGTTGAGAATCCGTCAACATTTGATTAAGTACTGCTGCGCGAAATGCAGTATGATCTTTGTCTTGTGAATTAGAGATCGCGGCTGCCTCCAGGATTGACTTCCACGCATCCTGAAGCGCGATGTCTTCCAGCGCGACAGGGTCGCCCTTAAGCAATCCCACAAACTCATCAATAGCTGGGACGCGATCGCGCTGCCTCATGCAAAGTGTGACAGTCTGCAAGAATTCCTCGTCCGTCAAGTTTTGGTTGCACACGGAGAACCACACCGAGATTGCTGTTTCATTAGCAGGTTTGCCGTAGTATTCCAGTAACTCTTTCAAAACCTTAGTGAATTGCTCAATGTCGCGAATCATGGTACACTCCTTCTACGGTGATGGAATTATTTGACACAAAGCGATCGCTTACCTTGAATCAGGAGACTATAAGGGGCGATCGCTTATTCTTTAGCTAGCCCTGGTCTTAGTGCGGTGCTCTCGCTGCTTATTCCGTAGGTAAGTTTTGCGATCGCCTTTCCCCAATAGCTTGTCTTCATCCCACACCTCATAATGAAGCGCTTCTATGGCTTCCTTGATAGCTTGGGTTGGCTCCATACCCTCGTTATCGATCTTAGCCTGTGCTAGTGTCTCTACTACTAGGATGCGGGTTAGATGGGGAGCGCCCCAACATGTGCGCAGTTGTGGATCAGTAGTGACGTTGAAGCGATCGCGCCAATACTTGACAGGGTGTCCGGTCAATAGGACAGATAGTAAATCGGTACATTGTACATTGTTGATACTCATTTTTTAAAACCCAGTGAAGTTTTAATGAATTGAAGGCAAGAAAGAGGGTACCATTCGCCAATAACGGCTTTATTCTTGTTTTGAGCGTGAAAAGATTGTTCTTCCTGCAATGTTCCTTTTTTGACTCCAATAAGCTCTAAGCGGCTTGGACTAGCAGATTGAAGGTTAGCTAATCGGCTTTCGGGATTCTGAGAGAAGCCGACTTTAATGGCAGATGCTGACTTAATTAAATAGATATACCCAATGTTTTTGTTGCTTTGAGTTTGATTAATTCCAGGGAAGCTATCTACAGAAGTGGGTTTAGCTTGTACTTGCTCTAGTCCAAAATATTTACGACCAAAAGCAAGATTCCAACAATAGGTCAGCACACTCCCGCCACAGTTCTCAGGCATGAACCTTTCTATAGCCTCACAATCAACATCTTCCATTATTCCCATTCGTAAAGCACAAGTTGCCATAGATAACACAGAAGGAGAAGAAAGATTTTCCCATTCGCCATAAATAATTCGGTCTTCGTCCCCTGGCTCCCATTCGCTAACGCCTTTCAAACAAAGGTCTTCTGGTATTTCAAAAGACCGAACTTGCACAATACCTTGGCGATTAACCTGCGCGTTACGGCTATCTACATAAAAAGAACTAAAATTAGGGGAAACCAAAGGATTAAGCTGAATTAAGTGAACTGGAGAATCCAGTAAATTTAATTGACCCCCGATCGCAGGATGATCTTGACCAAAAAAGACAGGCTCTATAAGAAGATTGAAGTTTTGAAATTTAGCCCACCTTAAATCAACTGTTGAATTTTGTGCTTTCATGGAATTAACCTTCTGTACGGTTTATCAGGTGAGGGCGTCCTAAACTTCCTCACCTGATTTAATTTATCTCGAATAGTGTTGATCGTCAACACTTCATTGAAATCTCGTAAGCGATCGCTTGCCTTGAATCAGGAGCCTATAAGGAGCGATCTAGTTTCATCGATTCTGAGGTTTGTTTGCAGCTTATGGTTCGATTGAGTGAGGAACAAAAAGAGGATATTTGTATTTTTTATACCAATAAATCATCCCATCGCAACTTTTGCCAATTTCTGGTACTGAATCAGATCCAACAAATCCGAGGCGACAACTCCAAATTCGCCCAGTAGGTTCTCCGCCGTTTAAGGAGTCCTCTGTATATTCTTCTATGTCAACGTGCGTACTTATTGATCTATCGGTGTAATCTGTCCAGGTATCTAGTAGGACACCCCACACCCAAAACGCTAAATCTTGCTTGCTCATGCCTCTTCCTTTATAGTGATGGAACTAATTTGATACAGGGTGATCGCTTGGTCTTTGGTAATGGCGAGAGAATGCTCGTCATCCTTCGAGCGATAGCGAAGCAAAAATACAAAGCACAAGTCACCTATAATATCAGTGGTTAAGCTACCATACAAAGGTTCTCCTTTGACACTCAGAGCAACCTACCTCCTGCGGTTCGGAAAGCTATTGCCGCAGGAGGTATTTCATGTATTATAAGTAGAATGCCCGATAGGTATAGAGTCTTAGGACGCGGTGAAAGGAGATGCTTCACCGCTCTTTCTATCGATACAGCGTATACTGTCTTACCATGCTCCTAAGCGATCGCCCAGAGTAAAGCGATCGCCTATTTTTTCTGTCTCCCATGGAATTCTAGGTTCTATAGGTAATATACGATTTTTGCTGTTGTGCTAAAATCAGCGGATCTAATATTAGACAAATCATGGACACGTTGGGCAGTTGTCCTCAACTTAATCGTCTATTGGCAACACTAAGTGGACACATCAGCATCAATGCGATAGCAAAGCGAGAAGATCGAAGCGCGGATCGCCCACCATCAAAATCTTGTCATGTAGTAGTTTCAGGCTTGACGAGTGCGGTAAAATAGGACATCAGGAACATGAACATGCACGTAAGAAAGCAATAAAAAAGCGGATCACTGGCAAGGCGATCCGCTTTTTACTATTCGTCCATTAGTCGAATATCAGACTAACTCCGTCAGGATTCATCTGACGCGAGTTGTGTGCACCTTAACATCCAGAAACTCCTTAATTGCCTCATCTAGTTGTGGGCACTGGAGATACAGATTAATCTCTCGTTGAGTGCCATTGCAAAGTCGCTTCTCTAGCTTGCGGGTTAAGTCGTACTGCTTAACCCATTTCCCCAGTTGACTACGATGCTTGGTAACCAAACTGACGGGGTAACCAAGTTGTTCGGCTCTTTCTGCAACGCCTAGCCAAGTCTCAGTAGGAGATAAAGCAGGTTGTCCAAGTCCCAAGATATCGCACACCAAGTCTTGGGCAGATTGCAAGAAGCGTGGATTCTTGATGTCTATGCCAAAAAACTCCAAAGATTCTTTGAGTTGTACGGCTTTATCAACGCGATCGCAAGAAGTTAATGCTGGTGTTACCGTAGGCGCTGCATCCTCGACTTTGATTTTATAGCCTGCGATCTGGTAGAGGTAGAGACGGCAACCTGCGTTTAACATCTGTGTTGCCAGCCCAGGGCTATCTTTCACGATCCACTGAGAGATCAGAGTTTCTGGTATTAATGCAACGGTTCGCAATCCTTGCACTGTCTGGATTTCAGCGTTTTTTATGCCTTCTTTTGCAACGGTTCCTAAACGACGAGAGATCACTGATTTATCCTTTCCACTCATCCGAGCATAGCCAGAAACGGTTGCAAAAGCTTCGCCCGTTTGAGTATTGATTGCCAGCTCGATGCCATCTTGCTTGAAAACTGTTAACATGGTGTTACTTGAATTTAATTGAGTAGTAAGCCGCCTTTCCCTAGTAGTTGAGGCGGCTTTATCTATATTAGCTGGTCTAATACCCGACTTGCAATAGCGATAGGCAGGCGATCGCTTATTCTTTTTTTTGTCTGTTTTAAATCCTGATGGTTAATATACGATTTTTGTTGTTGTGATAAAATCGACAGATCTAATATTAGACAAATCATGAGTACATTAGACATTTGCCCTCAGCTTAATCGTTTACTGACAACGCTGAGTGGGCATATTAGCATCAATGCGATCGCCCCTGCAACGCTCACAGAAATCCAGCGAATACTGAGCAACGTAAAAACATCTGAGTACCCAAATGGCTACTATACCGGAGAAATTGACGGGATACCAGGAAGGCAGACCGCGATCGCTTTTGCAAAATTCAAGGAAGATCATTGGTTGCAATACCCAGACATCTTGGGTCGCTCCACCGTCCTTGCATTGCTGGAGGTGGCGAAAGGGGTGCATCCTGTAACCGAGCAGGTACAGGGTTTAAATCAAACACCTTTGTCTAGCGAAATAATTGGAACCCGTACAGGAGCGTCAATGCGGTTACCTGATAATAGGCTCGTGTTTGCCAATGAGCTTATTACCCCTGGTTCTTATCTCACTTGGGGCGAATTCACTAAAAACTGCACCCGACCCCTAGAGGAAAAGTACCAGATTGCCAACGCGATCGCCTATGCCAAGACATTTGCATGGGTTCGCGACAAATGGGGTTCTCCTATTGGGATGACGTCTGGATTCAGACCCCCTGCGATTAACCGCGCCGTGGGCGGAGTTAGCGGTTCTCAGCATCCCTATGCCAATGCAGGCGATATCTTCCCTATAGCGAGTAGTATTTATGAGTTGCTAGCAGTTATCAAGGTGTCGCCCTTCACGGCGATCGGGCTAGGTATGTGCAAGGGGTTTATTCATACCGATATCAGAAAAGGAAATTCTAACAGCAAAATTGTTTTTTCTTACGGATGCTGAGTCATAATATAGTTGTCAGGAACATACACAAAGCAACAAAGCAGGTAACAATACCTGCTTTTACTATTTGTGATATTGTTGGAATAGATGCACAGGTTGCCGCCACAATGCAAGAAAATCGCTCGGATTGAGGCGGCATTTATGAAAATCAATTACCACCCTGTTTCGTGCGATCGCTTTATCTGTCAGGCGATCGCATTTTATTTTTGATTGCGCTCTTTAATTTTCCGTCGAAGATAAGAAGCGATTTTTGCATTAGAAGGGATATTTTGACGCTTTCTGGAGTAGACAGAATTTTGACGTTTTACTTCTACCCAATCTAATCCAAGCTGGTGACTAATACAGCATAAATCCTCAAGAAAAAATTGCTGCCACTTACACCAAGGCATTTGGCTCAATTGCTTCAAATCGTACATTTTTGTGAGTCCTTTTTAGGGTTAGCCTACTTTGTCTAATATTAGACTGATGCGATCGCTTTGTAATTACCGCAGATAACTTGATGCTTTTGCATTTGGTTTAATCGAACACCCCGAAGCATCAGTTCATATTCCACTAGCTGGACATTGCCGGAGGCGATCGCTTTTTTTCAATGAGAGCTTTTGCTGTAGGAGAGCATAGAGTATCAAGGATAAACAAGGCGTCCTACAGCGAACCGAACCTAGGTTAAGACACAATTACATCGCGATTTTTGTTGAGCCATGCAGGAACATCGCCTGACACAGTCACGCCAGATACGGCGATCGCTGCAACTAAAGTCGCCATTGACGAAGCATCAAAATGTCTTTCAAGAGCGATCGCCATTTCTCCATCAATACGAGCAGTCCGAATAGAATAAGTAATCCCATAGGCAATTTCTCTAAATGAATATGGAAAAATTTCTCCTTTGTAACTAGCAAGCCGATAAACTTCCTTAAGCAACCAATTAGCAGTTTGAGTCTTTTTAAGACGAGATTTTATCTTGAGTGCTTTTTTAATTGCTAGGGCAACTTCTTTTGCGCTAGACGGCTTGATAATTGCGTTTAAGCTAACAAAGCGAGCACCTTTGCCAGCAATGACAACAAACCAGACATTAGACCAGCGCTGAATCTTCTTAATTGCACCCGTCGAGACTTTAAAAAAAGCAGCAAACTGAGAGGTGAGGGAAGGAACGAAAGCTGTCATAAAGCGAAGCGAAGGTTGGTTGATATGTCTAATCTAACACCCTCTTACTAAGCTGTCAATATTTGCGATAACAAAACGCAGATTACATCCAGTCTAATATTGGACAGCGATCGCAACATCGATTGACTTTTAGAAAGAAATCCCAGATAATACTAGGCTTCTTTTGTGGCTACCTCTTCAGCCTTAGATTTAGCACGCTTTAAAATCGCTTGAATCTCTGGCTTAAGTTTTGTGGGGTCTAATGGTTTGCGCTCTATGTTCACTTCTTGGGGGTCAGGTGCAGCTACAGGAGGTGTTAGGGGGGTTATTGGTATATTTGCTTGTTTGGTGAAATTCGTGAGGCTTACAGGGGTTTTAAACTTAGAGGCGTTTTGTGCAGCTTGCTGTGCCATGAGCTTGATAGCGATCGCGCTATCCGCACTGGATGCATTCTTGCTAAGTCCCTGACGAATGAAATCAGCCTTAGCTACGTCTTCATTCTTTAGCCACTCTTCCCACTGCTGGACAGCTATACAAAGCCCCTGCCACTTGGTTGCATCCCTCTCAAAACTCCTGACTGTATTGAATGCAGCGTCTATCTTCCCTGAGTCCTTCCACTTGGTCAGTGCGTAATGCTTTAAAAACCCTGGGTCAATGTCGTTAGGACTAGAACAGAGGATCAGGCTACTCTTCCGATACTTGGCGACTATCGAACCCATGACGCGATCGGCTAGCGCCTTGAGTTCATCTTCAGTTGTATATCCCAAACTAGCGCCAGAGTCCAATAAGTCCTCTAGTTCATCTATTCGCTTTGCACTTACAAGTAGTTTGACTTTCCCGGTTTTGTTATCACGCGGCGCGGCGCTTGTTGATTCGCTACCAGATTTTGGTTCTTGGGTCGAGTCTTTTATTTCTTTATCAACGAAGGGATAAACATTATCTACTTCTGCTGGCTGTTCAAAAATTTCTTCAACAAAGACATCCGCTTTTTTGTGTGTGTCGCTTTCCATACATTGGATTTCCTTAGAAATTGGATTTCCTTCTATATGGATTTCCTTAATATGGGGTAGTGAGTCACTACTACCCTGGTAGTCATTCACTACTACCCCTGGTAGTGAGTCACTACTACCCTGGTAGTCATTCACTACTACCCCCCCTGGTAGTCGCTCACTACCACCCCTTTCTTTCTTAGTAAAACGGTTGCCGTTGAAAGTCCCTTTTTTACGGGATAATTCGGGTTTTGCCGTAGGGGTGGTAAACCAGTCAGAGTAGTCAGTGAGTATATAGAGGTTGCTGCTGGCTGAGCCGTTATCTCTGTATTGCGGTTGCTTGATGACCATGTTCCAGGCAGTAAGTTCCTTAATTGCCGCGATCGCCTTTTGCCTTAGAGATTCGGTCGAAGATTCTGGATAGGAACCCCGAAAACATTGTTCTCCCATTGTTCGGTAAGAAGGAAATGCTGATGCCCCCTTACCTGTCCGTCTAATTAAGTGGCAGTAAACCCGAAAGGCTTCCAGTGTTAAGGTTAGGTCATCCAGGTGACTATCAAAATACGTTTGACCTCTACGCTGGTCTAGCAATGTGTCTGTCATGGCAGTATGATGGTAGAGAGTGATTAGTTTGAGCTTTCTTTTTTTAAAGCGCCGCCCCCAAGTGACAAGAAGGGCGGCGCTTTTTCAATGGTACTGTATTTCCCTGAATTCCTAGGCAACAAACAAATAGATACTTCCCTGGTAAGCATTCGTGTTATACTCCCTTTACTTACTTAACTTTTGTGTGCGGTTTTCCGGTTTTGGGGACTTTGCATAAGACATAGCCCACTCTATAAGGACAATAGAGGGGCTATTTTGTTGGGTCAATCCCTTGCTGTTACTTAGCTATAGCGATCGCCTTTGATGTGATAGTATTGAATTGAATCTCATTAGTTGTGTTTGGCGCGTCCTTCGTTGGTTCGAGGCGCGTTTTTTATTGGATAATTTTTGTCTACTATTTTTGAGTAGCTTAAATTTCTGAGGCGATCGCTTTAAAAAAGACGATTGTCGCCTCAACGGCTTTTACGAAATTTTATCGCATCTAGCCTCTCGCTAGTATTGCCTATCTGATTAATTGCTCCTAAGATGGCTTCGCCTCCCGTAGGGCTAACGTCTAAGTCCTAGCATCTCGCTAGCATTTTTTTAGGTTATCGTACTTTTTCTTTGTTGTCAATATATGGTTGATGGCAAGGAGCGATCGCTTAAATGTCGCGAGGATGTCCAATATTGGACAAATTCTTGGTGTTAGATATTGACGCTGGACGGTGTATTTGCCATTATAGTCGTAAAGCAAGCTATTTCCTTCACCGATTGTTTACGATAATGCCTAAGCCCAGTAACCTTAATAACCTTTTGCTCCGACTGCAAGGATCTCGATTTGGAATAATCTATGACGTGGACGGCGAGCCTTGGATGCGAGCAAACCTAGTTTGCCGTTTCCTGGGCAAAAACAGTTGGCAGTCAGTCATGCATTTTTGCAAGCCAAGCCAATATAAATATATTCAGGCTGGCAGAGGTAAGCCAACTCTTTACCTAAATGAATCAGGGTTCTATAGACTTCTTTTAATGTCAAAGACTCCGGTGGGATTTGAGGTACTGGACTGGGTAACAGAAGAGGTAATCCCAAGAATTAGGACAAAAGGAGTATTCATTGTCCCTGGTACTTCACCTAAGGCAATTGTCGATGAATGCGAGCACGTAGATTCCTTGGCTCACTAAGTATATAGTTGCGCTTAGTTCAAACCCCTTGTCTAATATTAGACGAGGGGTTTTAGGTCGCACTCTTACCTTAACTTAATTCAAAGGCATTAGAACTGCATTTGAGCAAGTGCTAGATACGCTGTAAAAGCTTGTGCATGTGCGGTAGGTATTAAAAGTCAATAGTTAACCCCTTTTTGGCGCTAGGATTAAGGTTTAGATTGATTATTCTCTAGATTAATCGTTTCAATATTCTCGGACGTTATGTGCTCTGATTTGACATAATTTTCCTGTTTAGCAAGTCCTCCACCGATTCCGATCAGCGTCAGACCTATATTGGTTCCCCCTTGGCGATCGCCTATCGCGTTTCCCAGTAGCCATGCCGTTAACCCCAACACAATAATGACGATTGGAGCAATTAAATTATTACCTTGTTTGGTGTGCATTTTGTTGTATAAGGTGTTAGTTTAGTAAAGAAGTGAGGCAGGATAGCGCCGCCTCACAGTTTTGCACAATAAGGACTCTTTCAATGCTACACCATGTACTGAGTGAACTACGCAAGGAATCTTTGGAGCAGATTGATGAGCTAAACGCCCGCATTCAAAGTTTAGATAGTAAACGCCAAGAGATCAGTGAGAATATTGCGATGATTGAGCAGTCTCGCTCCGAATGCCTTGATCGCCAACTAAAGCTGGAAGCAGCGATCGCTTCTCTGGAAGCAAACATTGACTCACTCGTTGATGTCGTATATGAAATTCAAAAGTTTAAGGGGTTTTACCTTGAAGCCCCTAACTTTGAAATTCCATTAAAAAAGCTTGTGTATGCCGCGCTTACGTGGGCAGACACAAAAGAAGAGTTTTTCGCAGTGTTGTCACCGTGCGATGAGGAGCCATAAACGATTGGTAGTCTAATATTAGACTTTCATTGACAGAGCCTAGGCAGGGTGTTAGATTAAGTAAAGGTAACGGGGGAAGTAAAGCCCCCGTTACGTACAAACATCGCCGAGGAAATAAAAATGTTAACTCAATATCTTAAGTCGTTGTTAGAGCATGAGCAAAAAGCTGATGAGCGATTATCTGCATTGCTAGAACAACGATGTGCGTTAGACGAGGAAATTGGGCTAACGAGAGCAGAGTGTCTTGATGTAAAGTGCAAGATCGAAAAATTCAAGAATGGCTGTGAGGATTTAGAGAAAGCGATCGCGCTGGCGGCTAAGGGGTTGCAACTCATTAATGAAGCGAATGGCGTTGCGACTCAAGATTTTTCGATAAAAGAAAGGTTCTGGGATTTAATCAAAGAAGCAATATTCTGTGATCCTCAGCCTGTACCAAATGCTGTTGTACCTGAGGGCGAATTTCCCGCTCCCTTGATTGACAATAGTAGCCAGTCTAATATTGGACTGTCTACGGATACTGTCACTCCAGCTACTCCTTCTGATATTGCCGCAGATGAAATAGAAACAAGATTAGCTGAAGACATAGTCGTTGTTGATAAAGGCATGGAATTAGCGACACAGGAGAGTGAAGTTAGTGTCCTTGAAAACTGCCCCAGCAAGGTAGAGGACGATCAAGCACAATCTCCAGCAGGATCGCAGCCTTTATCACGAAGGGTTAGGACGAGAGCCAGTCATTTGCTAGGGTTTCGCGATCGCGTGCTGAGTAAAGCTGACATCAAGCGTATGCTTGTCAATTACAATATGGTCTCCTTTATGGAAGCGGTAAATCTAGAGCGATCGGGAGCCGATTTTTATATCGCTCTTGACAAGTGCTTGGACAAAATAGAGCAAAAACAAAAAGCAGGTAACGTCGTGTAGTTTTCTGCTTACTGGTTTGAAGCAGGGTGCTTTTCTTGAGTCACAAAAAATTACGAGGTATTAATGATGATGCAATTTCCTTCCACTCCAAACCTTACTGCTGCACTGGCGATCGCTAAGTTATCGTTTGAGCCAATTATCGCCGACAGTAGCGCGGACTACTCGACCAAGGCTGGTGGTCGGATTCGTTACGATTGGGCTGAATTAGATGACATTATTCCAGCCATTACTCCGGCGTTGTCTAATAATGGACTAACAATGGTTAGCCAAAATATTTATGTGGGCGACCCTTCCCTAGTTGGTGGCTCAGGTCGATTATATCTAGTCACGCGCTTACTGCATGTGTCAGGTGAAAGTCTCGAATCGTACTACCCTTTGCCCCTTCCAGGGGATGATCCGAAATCGTTTGGGATTGCTTCAAAGTACGCACGCAGGTATAACACGCTAGCGCTTCTGGAGTTAAGCATTCTTGATGATGAAGAGTCAAAAAAGCAGCGTCGGCAAAAAATCGTAGGTGAAATCCAAAAAGATCTAACAGCACGACAATCAGGACGATCTGGCAGTGTAGGCAAGCAAAAAGTGCAGTCACCTACTTCATCCGAATCACTCTTGCCTGCATTGGCAGGTACATCAAAGAAAACTCAAGAGAAAGCTGTACCAATGCCTCACCAGGAAGCCAAGTCAGCGCCTCAGTATTTACATCCTAAGCAAAATGCAGATATCAGGAAGCTGCGCGATCGCCTTGGCATTGATTCAGATTTTGTTTTAGGTAAAACTAATAATGTGCATCCAGGTAATCTTACTATCGAAGATTATCAAGCACTGGCAAAAGACATCGCTGTACACTGGGCAATCACTTCCAAGAAATTCGGTGATCGTAATGTTGCCCTAAATGATCTGGATGGGGCGTTACTTACTTTGCATGATTCGCAAAGGATGCCATTTATTGATGCCGTACATGGCTGGATTGATTCTCTTGAGGATGATTCCCCTGGGACAGCAGAAGATCTGCGCAAGGCTGAAGGGGATCGGTTAGCGCAAGCCATCAAGGATCGAGGTGTTCCAATAATCTAGATCAGCTTTTCTCAGCCTCAAGATTCCCGCAAATAAATTTGACACCCTCCTAAAAAGGGTGTTAAATTTAAGGAGTGAAGCAAAAGTCTAATATTAGACAAAGCTCATCAGCTAATACCACTAGATAAACCCAGGAATTAAACCATGCCTGCAAAATCCAAGTCAGAACAAGTTAATAGCAAGCCTGCAAAAGCAAAACAATCCACAAAAGTCAAAGCAACTGACAAAAGCATTGCCTCTAACGAAGAGATGGCAATCCCAGTGGAAGTAATTCAGTCACTGGTGTCTGAGCAAGAAATGTCTGATTCAGAAATAGCCGCCAACCTTTCTAATGCGCTTGAGGCGTTTGATGTGCTACCAGAGGCAGATCAACAAAAAGAAATAGACAGAGTAAAGAACGAGAGCAAGTCTGGTAATACGGAAGAAGATCAGATTGTTGAGCTACCAATTGGTGATTACAAGATAATCATTTCAGGGAATTCAACTGAAGCGATCGCTAAAATCATTCGTGAAGACGATCTGATTTTTGAGGAAACGTATAATGCAGTTGAGTTGCCCCCTGTGGTAGGCAATACTAAGCGACTTACTGCTTTTGAGGCGGCTCATTTAAATGCGATCGCTGCCTATCACGAGGCAGTTTCAACAGCAGATGGACTTGTCGATATTAATGCGTTAGTTGAGCATCCGTATAATTCCCTAATCTATGGTGACAACGAGCCTATCGATGATTTGGTTAACGTTTTACGGGAAGAGGATGGTCAAGTATTTCGTGTTGAAATTAACTCAAAAGGTCAGTTACTTGCTGGCAACCGTCGTATCAGGGCGGCGCGGTGTGTTAATCAAGAATTGATTGAGCAAGGAAAACTGCCGAAGTTTGAGTTTATTTCGTCTGAAGTGGTGAATTTTGCTTCGCCTGAAGCTGAATTTAAACACATGATCCTGCATAATAAGGTTCGGACAAAAACCAAAAAGCAGCTAGACGCTGAAATAAAAAACCTAATTGCTTTGTCTACATGTCCATCAATCCCAGTTGACGCAAAGCTTACGTCATCGGAGATGATTGATCGCTTGCGTCAGGTGCTGGGACGTCAAGACGGCAAGATAGTATCTCGCGAAACGGCTTTTAAAGTCAAGCGAGTACATGATGCAACTGATACATATGAAGATGAAACCCTTAAAAGTGAAATTCGTTCATATGCTAACGAAGTGCCTGCAAAAGCAGCGGAGCTGGTTAAGCTAGAACCTCCAAAAGCAATTGATATTCCCAAGGAAGCCTATCAGGCAAAGGTGCTTGAACGAGTTCGAGCCAATCCAGCCGAATCTGTTAAACGCGCTTCAGAGGCGATCGCTTCTGAAATCATCAGTGATAAACTAGCTTCTACCACGGTGTCTGACGGCGATACAGCCACAACGTTGGCGCAGCTAATTCAGGCGGCAAAAGACGCAGGGGATATTCCTGGCGACAACAGAAAAACACCGGAAGAGTATGCGGCGTTAGCACTCGATTGCATGGGTGTAATCGATCTGGATTCATTCGCGATGCTTACCGATCCGGGCTACATTCCAGCAAGAAATCGGTATACTATCTTAGACAATGCTTTTACACAAGAGCACTGTGGGAACGTGTTCGCTAATCCTCCCTACTCTAAATCAAGCGAAGCGATCGCCTTGCTTGATGGACAAATATGTGCAGGAAATGTTAAGAAGCTGTTTCTAATACTTCCCGTGTCGGTTCAGTCTGGAAAATCCTACCAAAAGCTTTTGAAAGATCACAATCCTGTTATCTTGAAACCCAATAAAAGGCTGTCATTTGAGCCGGGAGAGCTACTTTTAGCCGAAAATCCTAACGCAAAAGGAGACGGAAACAGAGAGCCATCAGTTATTGTGTTCTGGAGTGCTAACTCGGATGACTATCAGACCTTCCATGACGCAGCTTATTTGCTAGGTTGGGTAGGACGCGCTTTCTCCCTCTTTAATCCCTTCCAGTTACCAGCAGTCCTTAATAAGATTACTTGGCACGAGGGGGATGATCACGGTAAGTTTTCTGCTACTGTTTTTGGGGTTGCAGTTCAAGTACTGGCTGAAGAAGGCGGAGGATTTAGCATCAAACTGAATAATCATCATGATAAAACCCTGACACTTCCAAACGAACAAGTGGCAAAGCGACTGGCAATTATGGGCGCGATCGCCTTACTAGATCCCGGCTCTACTTTCTAGGCTTTTGCTCTCTTCATGAATAATTAGCCAGTCTAATATTAGACTGGCTAATTTGGTTTTAGGGTGTTACACTGATATGTGTACAGATTCAATTTAGCTACAAGCATGGTACGCGACAGCAGTGTTTCACGTGATCGGCGCAATTTCTGGAATTCGATTGGCAAGCCAGTCGATCCCACCAATCCATTGGCATCAATAGACTTGGACTGGGAGCCACTATCAATCCCTCTTACTTATGAGATTGGCGAAACACGACGAATTAGCCAACAGTTCCGTATTTTGGTTAATAGCAAAACAGGCAAAGATATTGCTCCTTGTTCTGACAACTGGACGCCATTAGGTAATCGGCAATTCTACGATACTGCGACGCGATCGCTTGCCGAGCTTGGATCTAGTGTTTCTAGGGGTGGATATCTTCACGGCTCAAAATCTAGCTTAAGAATGGGCGATCGCTGCGTATTTCTGGTTTCAGATGAGATTCCTGAACTAGGATTTTCGCTATACAACGATGACGTAGATGAGGCGCATAGCTCAAGAATCGTATTCTATAATCATCATGCGCCAGGTTCGGGCATGGGGATAAAGATTATAGTTGTGCGAAAAATATGTACGAATGGGCTGGTGCGCACTGGGGTTAAAAATGGGCTGAATCTAGCTCACACTAGTAAGGGTGTTGAGGCGTATCGTACGGCAGATAAGCAGCTTCAGCAGTACAAGGAAATGATTGCAGCTGAACGGCAAAAGCTAGAGGCATTGGCGCGAGTGAAAGTTAGCGAAGCGGATGCTTTGTCACATTTTGTTGATTTTGTTGGAGACAAGAAAAAGGCACTGGCTGAGCAACCTGTCTCTGTGCGTACAATGCAATCGATATACAATGGTGAAGCTGCCCATGTAATGGAAGATCTGGGGATTGATTTATCCTTGAACGATTACACTAATGGTACTGCCTATGGGGTTGCGCAGTCGGTAACTGCGTACTATAGTCATTTTCGAGGAGGCTACACAAGCGCCGAAAGTGCGATTAAAAGCCGTGTCTTTACAGATGCCGCCTCAGCTGTTGACTCAGCATTAAATAGCCTTGCTAGGGCATACTTACCTAAGCAGAAACAGAAAGGAGCGGTTATCCAGCCCGTGGGGTTTTAAAATCGTGACTCAAGTCTTATATTAGACAAGGAAAAGGCTGTCACCATTATTCTCCTTTCATCCTCTCGTGATTTATGCTAGACAAAGATGCGAGAGGATTTTTATTATGAAAACTAAAAAATATACACAGGATTATGACGCGATCGCGTACCGGGCGATCGCTCTTGGAGGTACAGATAAGGCTGCATGGGAATCACTAGGAGTTATAGAAAAAACATTCTACAACTGGATGGGCAAGCATACTAGTTTTCGGGTAGCGGTTGAGGCGGCGCGAGAATTTCATCAGGCTTGCGCTCCGGATGCGCTAAGACTAGCTCTGCTGAGTCATATTGTAGAAACACTCAAGAATAAAGGAGAAGTAATTACAACTCAAACCAGAACAGTGCAGCGAACAGTTCAACGGGATGGAAGGAATCAAGTAATATTTGTTGCTGAGGTCGAGACTTCAACGGAGGTTTCGGAAGTTAGAGGCATTCCTCGATGGATTGCTGACAAGGTAATGGCTAATGCACCAGCATTGGGCGAAGCGATCGCTAAGGTCATCGGAGCGGGTTATGATGTCGCAGAACCGGGTGATTCTGAGTATTTGCTTCCACCAGTAAATGCCAATAGAAACTGATGCAATCATTAAATGCACGGCATGCATTGCAGTTCGGAGCTGACATTGTTACCCCTAAGATGCGATCGCGGATCAAGTTCAGGGGCGCAAAGTTTACCGACTACGCCTATCGCCCCGTCGAGTTTGCATATGAGGTGCTAGGGATTAAATATTTAACTAACGACGCAAAAAGAATATTGCAAAGTATTTGTGACAATAAGGTTACAAATGTTCAGGCATCGCATGGCATCGGCAAATCACATTTAGCGGGAGCAATTTTAATCCCTTATTGGGTGTTCGCGATGCAAGGGCTTTGTATTACTACGGCACCAACGGAAAGACAGGTCAAGCAAATTTTATGGTCAGAGGCGCGTAAGTCTTATGGTGCGAACAAAGGTAAATTAGGTGGACGCGCTGGGGAGCTTTTTATCAATCTGAGCGAAGAGGCGCGGGCGTTTGGCTTTACAGCACGGTCAACTGATAGCAATGGATTCCAGGGGGTACATGCCGATCGCTTATTATTGATCGAGGATGAAGCGTGTGGCATCAGCCAAGATATTGATGAGGGTGCTGAATCATGCCTTGTGGGAAGCAACAACCGGATGCTACGCATCGGCAATCCCTTGGCGGATGGCACTCCCTTCGCAAAAGCCTGCAAGCGATCGCACATTAAAATTCCAGCATGGCAGCATCCTAATGTTGCTTGGGCTTATAGGATAGAGGCAGATGGAATTCATCGCATTAAAGAAGAATTGCGCCCCTACTTGTTTGATAAGGACGGGAACATATTAGATAGGGAGCGATGGGGACAACCCGCGATCGCTGCAATGCAAGCTTACCTTAAAGCTGTTGGGGCAATTGAAATCAAAGGGGCAATTTCTGTTGAGTGGATTGAAGAAAAGCGGGAAAAATATCACGAGAATTCAGCGTTTTGGGAATCTCGGATAGAGGCGCGGTTCCCTCTGGATGCTGGTCAGTCTATTATCCCGCGTCGCTATTTTTTAATGGCGCGTGTCGCCTTTGATTCTGTCGATGTCAAGCAGTGGGGTCAAAAATTATCAAATCACCCTCCACGCTATGGACTAGATGTTGGTGACGGAGGCGATCCGCATGCGATCGCTCGTTGGCAAGGCTCTGTTTTGTGGTCGGTTCGTTCTCAGGCAACTTTAGGGGATGAACTGGATTCAGGACGCGCAGCGGCGCTAGTAACCAGCGAGATTAAGTCGTTTGGAAATGGCGCGATCGCTGTAGATAATGTAGGCGTAGGTGCTGGTGCGTTAGACAGCCTCAAGCGCCAGCAATTAATAGCTAAGGGCTTTCGCTGGGGAAGTGCCCCCCATGATGCTGATCGCTTCGCTAATCTCAAGGCAGAGCAGTTTTGGTTATTACGAGAAGCTCTAGAAAAAAGTGAACTCGCGATCGCTCCCCTTGGGGAATACGAGGATGAATTAATGGAGGATTGGGCAAATACTTATTATGAAGAATTGCCTAATGGGAAAATAAAGATTGAGGATAAACGTATAACACGTAAACGTTTAGGCAGGAGTCCTAATCTTGGTGATGCCGTTGTCTATGCCTATCATTCCAAGAGTGGTCAACCTCGCGCTCCCATGACGTCCACTTATTAACAGCAGTCTAATATTAGACTTACTCATCATCACCTAAGTCTAATATTTGCAGGAACGGATATATTACTAGTAATACCAGCAGTATTGCTGCAAGAGAAGTAATAAGTAACATCATTAACTTAATTGGATTGATATATTACTTTTCATTAAGAAGTTTGTATAACAGGATAAAGATGAAAATAGGTAAATTTGTTAAGTGGGATAGCCCAGTAGGGAATGCTTGGGGAAGAATCGAAAGAATTGATTCGGGGGCTGTTAGTGTTCGTGTATGGCGATCGCGTAAAGAGAGCGATGCCATAGTGTATTTACCGATTGATTATGTAGAGGAAGATGATAGTTATGAGGCAGAAATCGCCTCCCTTTACCCTCGGATGCCATCTGATGAAGAATTTGAATTGATCAGGCAGTATACTCCTGATATTCGCCCTGAAGAATTGGTGGTCTATACGATTACCGCGGCTAATAATTTAGTAAATCGTTCCGGCTGGAAATTCGATAAACGGGGGCTAGAAGAACTAGCAATGCTTGCTATTGGGGTGCGATCGCGTGGGTTACCGTTGCCAGTAGAAACCGATCATGACTGGGAACAAGTCAGTAAAACAGCTGGTTTTGTTTTTGATGCAACTGTCGTTGTAGAAAGTGCAGCAGATGATATTTTGCAGCAAGCTGGAAATAACGCAATAAACAAGGAAGTTGCAGCTAAAGAAGGATTGATCAATCTGGATTTTAAAGCCGCGTTTCCTAGATACTCTGAAACAGCAGATGCAATTAGATCAGGGTGTAGAAGTTTTGTTTCCCTTGGTCGTTTTATTGCGACTGATTTGGTTTGTCCATTGGACGGCAAAAGCTTTTATGATCCCAGCTGTCCGTACCTTCCCCCTGACCCTCACTGGGGTTACAATCCTGGCATGAAGTTTGAGGGGAGTGATGGTACTGTTTACGAGGTCGCGCCATACTCTGTTTACACGGACTTGATTGACTTAGGTGAATTAAGCTTCGTTACCATTCCCAAGTTATTGGGAGTAGGGGTTAAGCGTCTATAGTTTCGCTGTTAATCATGAGTCTAATATTAGACCCGTAGTTATTATTTAGTTAGTTTTTGCCATTACTGAATGATTGCTGTTGATTTTATGCATTTGATTCAAGGCTAAAATAGGCAGCAATTGAATTATGGCAAAAACTGTGAATCTAAAAAAGGAGATAAAGCGGATTGAAGCGTCTGCGAGTGGCAATGATTCTCATGCACAAGTAACAAAAGCCTTGTACGGCAAAAAGCTATTAGGCAATGCAAGTGTAGCTGCTGATGATGTGCCGCCGGAGCAGCCCATTATTGCCCCTAAGCCTTCCGATAAGCCCCCCAGAATAACAGGAAGCGCCTCAGAAAATACGGCTACCTCTCCTGATAGCGCGGCAAGTAATTCAAAGCCCTCGCTATCTCTTGAGAGTATTGATGAAGATATACTTATTGCGATCGCTAGTGGGCAACGGCGTCAAGTCGAGGCTGAATACAGTGCAACTATAAAAGACTTGCGTGATCAAATTGCTCATGTGCAGAGTGAATTGGATCAGCAGAAAGAAGAGAAAGCTAGAATTGAGCAACAGTCTAAGGACGCGATCGCTGCCAATGAGCGAAAGTTGCGATTAATTCAGGCAGCTAGTTCTAGCATGGGATTTGGGGACTACATTCCTGGGCTGATTGATTCAACCTCAAATGTGTCTTCTTCCTACATAGCTCCTTCCTCAATGCGTGGTGGAATTAGCGATCGGGATGCAGTACGGGAATTTACTCGTATCTGCGATGATTCTAGTGCGACTCCTCGCGCAATGGTAGCCAGTCCTCGTGGTTCTGTGGAAGTCCAGGTTGATACTCGCCACTTGGATGAATTTACGCTTGAGAATCAGGCAGCATTGCGCAAAGGATGGGAAAAATACGCAAAGGATAAACTAGGGTTGCTGCGTGGCTCAACAGTTTCAATTGTGGAATCCGCCGCGCCTACAGGGTTCAGTAATATCCCTCCTGCGTTTTTAACATTTCTGTCTACAGAGATGCGATTAACGCATATGAAGCGGTTTGTCCTGTGGCAGTTTTGCAACAACCGCGTCAACGTGGGCATTCCTCCGGGACAAACGGCATCAATTCCTCGTGTGCTTTTGCTTGAGGAAGGCGATGTTCCCTCCGATTGGCACTTAATGCCAGGGGTGCCACTAACCGATCAACGCCAACCGCTCAACGCAACATCAGAACCTATCTTCATTCGCGAGAATGGTGTAGGCAAGGATGGCAAAGTTCGACCTGTTGCAATTCCTGAATTTTTAACCGCATATTCCCTAATTGACTTGTTGCGAGTATTGCGCGAGCGCCTACGTTACAACTATGAATACTTTGAAGATCTGAGTATTAGTAATCTTTGGTTTCAAAGCACGATTACGGCTTATAACAATGGCGGCAATTTAGTGCTAACCCCCGCAGCTGTAACCGCTGGTGGGGAGGGACAAATGTCACTGAATTTCCTGGGTTCACTAGCTGCATACATGGCGGATGAGTTGCGTATTCCCCCTTATGACGAGTGCTATGGATTAGTTCTTAACACTACTCAGCTAGAACAATTACTGCGTGATCCAAAACTTGATCAGCGGTGGTACGAGGGTTCCCCTGTAACAGAACTAACCAATTACCTGTCAATGGAAACGGGTCAACAAATGGGTAGGGTGAGTGGTTACATTGGAATGCTTTCTAACTTCCACATCTTCCGCCAAAACACGTTTGGGGTGGGAAATCCAGGAGCACTCGGTGTTCAAACCGAGACACTAGGGGGAACTGCGGTAACCACGCAAACTGCTTTTGCGTTTGGCATGGGTACGGTAGGCAGGGCACAAGCTTTGCCATTCACGATCCGTGAAATTATTGTCAATGATCAGCGATCGCGTGATTTCTATTGGTTGTCTCATGAAGGCTTTGGTGCCTTGGATGTTGATCCAGCCCTGAGTCCTGGACAACAAGCCAGAGTGGTGCAAGTCCGCACATCTAAGACCCCTGTTTAAGGAGTAGCGAACAGTGAGGAAAGAGAAGTCAGAGAATCATCCGGAATTGGATGTTGCCAAGAGAGATGCACCGATCGCCGAGCAACCCGCTCATGTGACGTTGACTGCGACTCCTGACCCAGCAAAGTTGCAATCGGCTAGTGCAGTAGAAGAGGTTGTCACGGTATCCTTGACGCCTAATGATGCTCCTCCACCCCCACCTCAGATTGACGTGACTCCGGGGGATTATAGCTTTCAAGTCATAGAGAATATCTATTATTGCAAAGCTTGCGGACAATCACGGCATACCGACCCGATCGGACAGAAAGATTTGTGTCCAGTTGAAGATACGAAATGCCCTAGAAATACATGATTCTAACTCTTGACGATAAGCCTATATTTTTTCCTTCTATTGATTTAGAAGAGAGTACATTATTGGGCTATCTTGTCAGGGCGCAAGCGATCGCAGAGTCAAGTCAGGGAGCTAATCGCCCACTAGAACTCCAACAGCACATTGCCAACTTAGAGATTCCAGCTAGTTTATTTTTCCTGGATAATACGCCAATCTCCCTCGACTCACTGCCAATTATTGAACAAAAAATCTCTCAGAATCCGTACCCTCACACTTTCGGATATGACGCTCCAATCTTTTATCATCGCTCCCTATATAATCGGTTAAGTCCGCTAGCCTATCGAGTAGTAATCCCTGCTTATCCTCAAGATATCTCCCCCATCGATCAAGCATTTGGGTTGAATTGGCGATTAATCGATCCAGTCCAATATTGGATTGAACCAAAGTCAGGCAGGGTTGAGCTACGGTATTGGGCGATCGCCTCTAGCCTGCGAATTACTTATTACGGTGGCTACGATTTTTCAATTAACACACCTGATGTTTTGGCGATTAAATCTGCTGTTGCCGCAATATTGAAGTATCTGCTTTTTTCGGATGGATTGATTAATTCTGTACAAGGCGGTAACACATCGACACC